CAGCCAATGTCTCTGAGTCGCCTGTTGAACTTTCAGATAACGCACATCTTCAGGCTCTTTCAGAACTCGCTGATGATCCGATGGTGTCTCGACCTGAAGGGGGTGAGCGCCGGGCCACATTCTTTACACCACTCCCAGAAGACGCAACCGAAGATGGTGTGATGGAAGCGGTTTCTATCGCAGAAGACGAACTCGGCAAAGATATCTCTGTGTCGGTGGGCGATGAGGGTGTGTTTGTTGAACCTATCCCAGATACGGGTGTGGGCATAACTGAGTTTATGCACCCGCATCTTGATATTATTGAGTCAGCGTTTGACAACACCACCGACATTCGTCAAAAGTCAACCACATTCATTGGAGGGGATGCCGAGGGGCACTCAATCCAGCCATGTTTCATGATGGATGACCGGTTGCCCGACTCCGCACTTGACGAGATTTCACGCTTGTATGAGTTTGTTGCTGGTGTCACCACAAACGCGTACTACAACGAAAACCGATTGTATCTTGACACCAGACAAAACGAACTCGCGCACGCGAACCTTGATGTTGCAGAGATTTTAGTCCGGAGGACCGCTGATGATGCTGATATTGGTATTCAATCACACTCATTTAAGATTCTTGAAGAAACGGCAGCCGAACTTGGTCGTTCAAATGTCGAGCAGTATGATGTTGAAGCAGACCAGTGGGTACAGTGGTATCCATCAGAGACCACAGAGAAGCACGGGTATGCAACATCTGTGTCTGACGATGAGGTGACCATTGAGGTCTGGACGCAACTGAGCGATGGTACGTGGAAGACAAACGGTGACACAGTTACAAAGAGTATGGACGACGTCGAGGGCTGGGGCAACTACCCATCTGATGACGCTATCATCACCGAGATGATGATGCGCCCGACCAGCTATGGTGAGGGCGACATTGTCGAGTGGGAGTCGAGTCCGTACAAGGTCGGACGCGTCGTTCACATCGATGAAGAAAATCATGTTGTCATGGTGGAGGTACACAAGCGGATGGACGGTGAGCTCGTCACAACGGGCTACACCGATACCGCATCCTACACTGACGTCAGACCGGTCGAAACTGACGAGAAGATGGCATCCGACGACCGCAAGGCCGAGGGTGATGGGCGGTCTGGCTCCGATACAAACGATTCGGGCTCGGCTGATTCCTCACCAGCTGATATTGATTTCTCTGACCAGGTCACCACCGGCCTGGAGAACAAGGTTGAGAAACACAACGACAAGCACGATGCAGACTCCAAGCGGGTCACACTTCGCAAGCTGAAGGCAGTCTACCGACGTGGTGCCGGTGCCTACTCCAGCAGTCACCGCAAGGGGATGAGTCGCAACCAGTGGTCGATGGCTCGGGTCAACGCATTTCTCTATCTTGTCCGCAACGGGAACCCAGAGAATGACGCATATACCCAGGACAACGACCTCTTGCCAGATGGGCATCCGCGGGCCACATCCGAATCGAGTGAGAATGCCGTTAGCGAGGGCGATGGTGCGGTTGCACTGTTGGGCCCATATGACCAGAGCTGGACGGATACCAGTGAATCACTTATGGTCGATGGCGATGAGCTTGATTCGGTCTATGCTGACTGGAACGATGCGGTCACCATGTCTGCCAGTGAGCTTCGTCGGTGGGCAGCAAACCCATGTTCGAAAGAGGCCTCACTCGACCCAAAGGCGGTACTGGAGCGGAATCTGTCGCTACTTGAGACGAACAAGACCGACTGGACCGACGAGCATCTCGCAGATGCCAAGCGGACCATCTCGTTTATCAGCCGGATGTCTGCCTCGGAGAACGAACCCGAGTCGCCGATGGATGGTGTACACGGGTGTCCAAGTAGGTGGGGCATCAGTCTCTTGAACTGGGCCCACAATCCATTTCCAATGATTCCAGATAAACCTGAAGACGGCGACCTGGCTGACAAACCCGGCTACGAGAATCTCGCTGTGAGCTACAGTGATACCCCATCCGGCAAGAGTGACGAGGAGACGGTATCCCGGATGGAGAGTGACCAGTATGCCACCAAGGAGGCTGCACAGAATCGTGCAGACGACCTTGGCTGTGATGGCTTCCACGAGCACGAGTCCGGGGGCGAGACGATCTACATGCCGTGTGGGTCGATGCAGGCCTACCAATCGGCTGCCTCTGATTCATACGCAGCCATTACGAAAGTCGCAGACGACGGCGCAACGACACCCTGTTGTGGGGCTGAAGAACTCGCATCAACTGTTGAGCAAGATTCGCTCTCGGTCACCTTTGAGGGGACCAAAATGGGCGACCTTGACGAGACAGCATTGCCAAGCGAGGGCTTCGAGCCTCATTACATCTTCCCGAGTGATATCAAGTCTGACTCCAGCTATCCGGTCGTCGACGCCGACGGCCAGCTCCGGCGGGGCAACGTAGACGCTGCCTGGCAACTGCGAGGTCAGGGAGACTACGATGTCAGCCAGGAGACGCTGGAAGCATTTCTGATGCAGCTCAACGAAGAGTTCGACAGTCCACCTATCGATATGGAGGATGCCGAGGAGATGGGTGCTCGTTCATCGCTAACCGTCGCTACAATTGCGTCGGACCGACCATCCCGGTCGGCTCAGACCACTGCTACAATTTCAACCATGAACGAAATAACGTACGACGGCGCCGACAAGGAGACAATTGCGTCCCTTTCGGACCCGGTCGTCGTCGAGCGAGCCGACCTTGAGTCAGTTCGCGACGAAGCCGACCGGGCCGACAACGTCGAGGAAGAGCTTTCTGAACTACGCGCTGAACTCGGTGCGTTCTCCGATGCCCAGGACATCCTGTCCGAAATTGACGAGGCCACCGTTGAAGAGCTTGCTGAGGCTGACGAGCCGGTCGTCATTGAAGCTGGCGAGTTCGAGACACAGGAGAAGGTCGTCGAGCAGGCAGCCGGCATCTACGCAGAGGAGCTGGCCAACCACTCCCCATTTAGTGCCGAGGAACTCAGCGACCGCTGGGACCCGGCCGAGCTACGGGACAAGGTTGAGGACCACGACGAAGCCGAGTTATCGGCTTCCATCGAAACCGAAGAGCCAGCACCATCAGGTGGCTCAGCATCAACCGAGGAGCTCTCCGGGGTCGACGAGGACTCCCGGACAGCAGAGATGGAAGAAAGTGCAGCCCGCTCGTTTGTTGCCGAAGAACTCGAGAAGTTCGGCTGGGACAAGCAGGCTGAGAAGGTACGGGAGGGCGACATCCCGGTCGACGCGTTCGACATCGCCATCGAGGCGGAGTAATACGTCCATTACTGATTCATTATGAGTACTTACCATCCAGGTGACCGAAAGCTCGGTCACGGAGACCACGATACGCACGAGAACAGTTCTGGGGTAACCATCCAGGAGGGAGAGTTCGTCTCTCCTGACGGCACCGGTGGCATTCTTCCTATTGATGCAGCGACTGGCGACGACACGCTCCTGGGCATTGTACAGGATACCGTCGAGCCCGGTGACACCGTTATGGTGAGCTACCGAGGGCTTGTCTACGGACTTGTCGAAGCTGATGTCACCGCTGGCGTCGAGCTTGTCGCTCCCGATACGGGAACCGACGGCGAGCCTGGTGTGGCTGCTGCAGGCACTGTGCCTGGTGCACCAACGATTACTGAGAACCCCGAGCAGAACGACGATGGCGACTACGTTGCGCCCGTCTTGCTCCGATAACACCCCTGACTGACATAACATTTCAATCCAATGAGTACTGACGAATCCATTGCCGAGCTGGCGGTTTCGTTCCAGGATATCGATGGTCTGCTCGCGCAGCCTGTTCTGGAAGACCGCGTCGAAGATATTGTTCAGGAACCGCTGAACTTCCGGGAGGTCTTCCGGGAATACAACGCGCGCAACATCAACTCTAACGTCGTGCAGCTACCTGTCCCACAGGAGAATATAGGACAGCCAAAGCTGGTCGAAGAAGGTGCCGAGTTCCCACGTAGTCAAGAGGACTACCGACTCGAGACCCTCGAGTTCGACAAGTTCGGCTTCGAGGTCGAGCTGACCTACGAGTCCCAGCAGGACTCACAGGTGAATCTGGTCCGCGACCAGGTTGACCGCCAGGCCCGTGAAATGGCCGAGGACATGAACCGACGCGCCTACAAGGAAATCGAGGACTCAATCGGTGGCACCACCGTCTCAAAGGACAGTGGCGCTAATGGGACCTTCGAGTTCGACGACCTGCTTGCTGGCCGTCGAAACCTTGTCGAGAAGAGCTATGATCCTGACATGCTCATTGTCGATGTCGAGGCTACCCACGACCTGCTTGGGACGGACTTCCTTGATGCGACCAACGAAGGCGCACAGATGCGCCGGTCCGGCATGGTCGGTGAGGTCGCAGGGCTCACCATCATCGAGGACTCCTCCAAAATTGAAATCGCCGGAGTATCCGGCCCAGCTGCGCTGATGGTCGACTCTGATTACTTCGGCTATGAGGGGGTACGCGATCCCGTCATGACCGAGGATTACGAGGAGAAGCGCTCGATGGCCGACATCTTCCGCATCATGGCCCGCTATGGCTGGCTTGTGATGGAGGAGGACGCTGGCGTCTTCATCGAGGGATAGACCAACGCAGTCTGGTCTGTCGTTTCAATCTATCATTTCTGTCGCACCTCATGTCTGCTCCTGACCCCAGGTCATACAACTCACGATACGTTGGTCCAGAGCACTTGCCAGTGGTCGGTCCAGACGAGTATGACTTCTACCAGAAGTCAGAGGCACTGTTCCACGCAGAGGGTCGGCTCGAGCTTGACCTGAACAGTGGTGAGCCATTCGACCCGGCTGCGCTTACCAAGCAGCACGTCGCAGCTGTTCTTGAGCTGGCTACTCACCATCTGACACAGGCAGCCAGTTCACCATCGAGTGTAACACTTGGCGAGCTGGACGATGGTGGCTCCGAGAAGATGGACTACTCGGACCAGTTTCTGAACAATTACAACACCATCATCGAGTCACTCGCAAAGAACGATGATGGTGGCGGTGTCTACTTTGGGGCGACCAATACCACTGGCTCGAGCACGACAACGAACCGTCGTGACCCACTTGAAATGGACAACCGCTATCCGTTCCGTCGTGACCATCGGTTCCAGGATGACCACCTGGATGAGCAACTGGACGAGTATCTCGAAGACTGATGTTCGGTCTGAACGACCGTAGTATCGGGGGCGCAAAGGCAGAGATAGCCGATATCGCTGCTGGCCTCGAAAACTTCGTCGATGGTGAGGGCCCAGGCAACGCCGAATACGCCATCGAGGAATCGGTGGTTGGGAGCTTTAGGCGAGTTGTCGAACCGCTGGCCAAGACAAACGCTGCCCAGTATGTCGGCTCCTATGCCAATGATATCGAGTCGGTCTATGCTGGGTGGGATGGCAATACCCTCACCGTCGGGCTGGATACTGATGATGAAGTCGTGCTATCACACGAGTACGGGTCAGGGAGCTACAACCCACGGACACCAACCCGGACGGTTGATGGCCGGACTGGCTATCTGATTCGCTCAGCAAGCGGGCCGGTTGCGTTCAATATCGGCGGGTCGAACGTCATTGTCGAGTTCGTCATTCACCCTGGTGTTGAATCGCAGGGCTTTCTCGCTGAGGCAGTCAGCGATACGGCATCAAAGGTACTCAACGATGCTGGCGATGCTGTCCACGATGCACTTGAAGAATCCGTCGACAAAGGCTGAGCAGACGTCGCACATGGTGTACCCAGAGACGGTCCTGGAAGCAGTGGCTGGCATCATCGATGCTGGGCTTCCGGACCACGTGACCATCGCTACCGTCGAGCTCGACAGTGGTGGTGCCCACGCTGATGTCTCACTCCCGCTGGTCGAACTTACCGTTCAGAATACAGAACGCCTGGATTTGAACACCAATCGGCGAGCGGGTGTAACCAACGATGCCGGTGAGACCATCGGCTACGTGCACACTGATGCGTTTGAGATGTCGCTCGAACTCGAACTGCTCGCTGTTGAGGGCCAACCCCTCTCAGCGCGTACACTGGCTCAGCGTGTCGAGGCTGCGGTTCGACGATATGATAGCCAGAATATGGGCGAGACGCTTCCGCACCCAGAGACGGGAGACCCGCTGACCGAGGTCGACACCGTCCGGTTCGGTGAGCGACAACCAGCGAATGATTTTTCGCTCAACTACTCGCTACGTGGCGAGCGGTTCGAGGTGACGACACGGTTCACACACTCGTTTTCCACAGTCGACGTTGTCGGCGAACAGGACCCCATCCGGGGGTTCGACCAAACTGTCGCGGTCGACGAATGATGGTGAACCTCCCGCAGTCCGCCGGGTGAGCGCGGACGAGACTACACTACTACCATGCAATTCGGCTCAATCCCTGGCGTAAAAGTGTCCACCTCTGACGGTGTCGTCGGCGGTGCCACTGTCGGTAGAGAACAGTTTACGGTTCTCGTCGGCGTCGGTAACAACTCGGTTGGCTCAGCACCTACGAATGTGCCCGTCACCGTTGATTCACGTTCCGACGCAACGAACAAATTCGGTGCAGGCAGTGACCTGGTGGCCGGCTATCGCCGGGCACTCAGCACCGGCGCGAACTCGAACTTCGTGAAGGCCGTTATGGCCAGCACGTCATCGGCAACTGAATCGTTCACCGCCGAAGCGGTTGCAACACTGGCGAATGCACCAATCGTCCGCGATACGGACCGAATCACTATCACGGATACCACCGATGCATCTGAGTTCATCGTACGGCAACGGTTTGAGTCCCCGCCAACGGCTCCAACCGAGTCCGGTGTGGCGCACATTAACCCACTGACGGGCGAGGTCTCGCTGTCAACCACGACTGATTTTGAGGTATCGTATGAGTTTGCTGACTGGGCAAGCGCGTTCGAAGCTGTCTCAGAGAGTATTATCGAGGGTGAGTTCGCGCTCATCCACCCGATGATGCTCATCTTCAAAACCATCCAGGCAACGGTCACAGAGACACTGGATAAGATGCGCAAAGACTACAAGTTCGGCCTTGTTCACGCAGTTGCCACACCTAATGCAACCACTGCTGGTGGCCGACCGAAGGTAGATTCCAGCACATACACTAACCCGTGGGACGACGACCGCGTCTTCCTCACTGCGCCATCGGCTATCGAGGGAGCTGACCCATCGGCTGGTGACTTCAATATCGGCCATGGGTCTGCCCAGGCTGGTGTCTTTGCCGGTGCAGAACTTGATGACCCTGTCTTCAATGAGTCTGTCCCACGTAACGGACGACTGGTCCAGCGTGTGTCACGAACAACAGCCGATGCGCTTCGTGCCGAACGCGTCATTCCAGTCCGCGACACCGGTGTGCCGACCCTTGCAGACAACCGCTCGACGTATGTCCCCGAAAAGGGTGACTGGGAGCGCGATTTCTTCACCCGACGTGTTGTCGATGTAACGGTTGCCACCATCCAGCGAGTTGCTGATGCAGCACTCGGTGGAATAAACGACCCAGAAACCCGTGGTGACCTGAATGATATACTGGTCAGCGAGATTGATGACCTCAAAGACCTTGGTATCCTCAAGCCGGATGGGCAGTTTATCGATGTCTTCCGCATCGACCGTGACACCATTGGCATCGATATCGGCATCACGCCATTTGGTGTTGCCAAACAGGCAACATCCACGCTTATCATCGAGACATAGATGCGCATATTGCATCGTATCACCAACCAACCGCACCCTCCTACTGACGCTTTACAATGACACACGACGATCACGTCACCGGCCAGGATTCCAAGCTCAAGTTCAAATTCGATGGGAAATTCATAGAAATTCCTGTCACGAACGTCTCCTGGTCTCGTGATACGCAGACAAGTACCGTACGGCACAACGATAGCCTGAATCCAACTCGAACCATCACTGGTGTCGATTACAGTGGTAGCTTCGAGTATACTGGCCGAAACTACGATGCCATGAATAAGCTGGTTCACGGCAAAGATGTCGTCGATGGCGACCGAGTGACCGCACAGGCTAACGAGCCGGTCAGAGCGACACTGATGGTCAAGGAGTTCGACGTTGAAGGTGACGGAAACATCAGCGAATACTCCTACAAGTTCCGCCGATGTATCATCACCAGTACGTCCCGAGACCTTCCAGCGTCTGACAACGCAACAACCTCCTTTGACTGGGAAGCGGAAGACCTCAAAATCCAGGAAAACGGCAACAGCCCAACCTTCTACGACACAACAACGACTACAGAATAATCTCGCATCGGATTTTGTTTTTGTCGCACTCGGGCACCGGCCCGAACTCGGTAGGTACGGCCGAGATACACCGATACTCGGTGTGTATTCCCGTACACCAGGAGTGATACAATGAAGGAAATAGACGCAATCGATTTCATGCAAACGGTGATGGATGATGCAGAAGATGTCGAAACACGAGAGCGAACACTGGAACACGCCTCCGGTAAGGCGCTTACGGTGACCGTCAGTGGTGTCGACCGAAAGCTGATACTTGACCAACTCAAGCGTCTTCCAGACGATATCCTTGACACACTGATGGGCGCCGAAGACCCAGAAGAGGCCGAGGCAAAAGCTCGCGAGGAAGGACAGCTCAACAACGTCGGTGGAGCAACCATCGATGCATTCGAGCGCATCGCAGCACACGGAATGGACCACGTCGAGCTTGATCAGTCTGACTTTGAGCAACTTGTCCAGAAGTTCGAGCTTGATGTCCTGTTCCCCATCGGTGCCGAGGTTATGGAGCTAACCTTCGATGATGATGGTGGCATCGTAGATTTTCACGAAGTCGAATAGGACAGGAGCTACTGGTCGCCAACAAGTTCGGCTATCATTTCACAATCACCGAGACACGCACGTGCTCGTCGTGTGACGGCGATGGTGTCCGAACCATCCGGTCGGTGGCCCCCACCGATGAACGCGATGAGAACGACACTCCGGGCCCTCTCGACCGACTCTATGAGACCATCCGGGCAGCAATCCGTCCACTCACCCAGTTTCATCTTGACTGTAGTGAGTGCGGTGCCAGCGGAACCGTAACCGAAACACGGGCGCGCCGACTTGATGAGCTCACTGGCAAGCAGCTTTCGTTCCTGCTGATGGGTAACATTGAGAACGACCCAATGGTCAGTACCGAAGAAGAGACACCACAGGCTGGTAGCCCCGGTCAGTTACCAGCGATGAATGGCACACCACCCGGAGCCACCAGTAGTCAATCAGGACAGACACACAAACCAGGAAACTTCCCTCGGCCTGACTAACCAGGCCAGAGGTCTGTCGCAGCAGTTACCGGACACGTTCTCTTAGCACCCCCGAAATCCCCACTACTCACACACATGGTTCTTCCCGACCGCCGAGTCGAAGTTGCACTGGACGTTACGACGAACGGTATCAGTAGCGTCAGACGTGCAATTCGACAGCTCAAAAATACTGAAGACCAACTCGATGAGCTGAGTGATGCAGCAACGAATGTCGGAAACAACCTTTCTGCTGTCGAAAAACACGTTGAACAGACCGGCAAGTCGTTCAACCGTAATAGCAGAGGTGTCAGCGCATACAGGCAGCGTCTCTCTGAGGCAACAGCCATTACCCAGTCGTTGAGTGATGAATCTGAGTCGCTTGTTGGCGTGCTGGATGAACTTCGAGAGGACGGGATAGACACATCCAATGCCAATCTGTCAAAGTACGTTAGAAACCTTACACGTGCCAGAGCCAGTAATGCAGCGTACGGCGATTCAATAAAGAAGCTTAAATATGCCTTCCGTGAGCTTCCACAGGAAGACCTCGATATATTCCTTGAGTCGTTAGAGCGGGGCGCACCACGCAAGTCTGGTGACTTTGGTGCCCCGTTCGGCGATAACTCAAATGTGGCGGGTCAAATTGGGTCTGATATGGAGCGGGCGACAAAGGCTATGGACGAGTTTGACCGGAAGACAGCCCGAGCTGGCTCACGCTTTGCGGAGTTAAGCAGTATACTCAAACGGGGCTCCGGTAATGGCGTCACGATGCGAACTGATTTTTTCAAAGCAATTTTCGACGACGACCGGTTCGTTCAAAATCCGTTTGACGATACAGAGTCATTTTTTGCAAGTCCACTCGATACGGACGCCCCACAGGTAGCTCGCCAACGAGCCGGCGAGTTGTTAGACTCCAAGGGTCGTGAAGACAGTGTTGCAGAGATGAATCGAGCTCGAATGTCACTGGAAAGTGCGTTTGTCAACACGTCTCGCGTCGAAGCTATGCAGACAGATGACTCCGAGACAGACCCGTTGGACTTTTTCAACGTCGGAAAGGCGTTCAAGCGGGCACAACTTAGAGTCAAAACTGGTGGGGCAGACACATTCGAACAGGCACTGATTGACAATCTTGAGGACAAGTCTCGTATCCCTACTGAACGGGCTGTTGCGCGTGGCATGACGGTCATGGACCGGATACAGAGTTCAGAAGATATTCCGCCCCGTATCAAAGATGCATTCAAAACGGGAGAGATATCAGTAAGTGGGATGGGTAAGTTTGACGAGGACAACGCCACGCTGGATGCAATGTTGAGTGATGCAGAAAAATTTTCAGTTGGCAGTCGCAAAACGATACAAAATGCAGTATCCGATGCATTCACAAATCTCGATGACGATACACCAGCGGACGAAACAGAAGTAGAGCGAGGGCTTCCGTCGGGTGGACAGAGACAGTTCAACGCGGTACGTGCATTTAGACGGGCCCAGCAAAAGCTTGCCGATGGTACCGCTGAGTCATTCGACGATGCAGCAGATATGGTTGCTGAGACGCTTGATGTTCCCAGCCAAACGGCTGCTCAGAACCTCAAGAAGACTATGCAAGATATCCAGGCTGCAAACTTCATCCCTGATGCCATACAGAGCGGAATTGCGTCAGGAGACATACCAGTTGAGGGGGACTTTGAAAATATTGATACTGATACTGACAGGCTCAACAATCTACTCAATGTAGAGATAGATAATGACGAGCGCCTCACAGACTTCGACGGTCGACCGATGGACGCAACCCGGTCGGAGGTACTGGACTTTGTTGAAGACCTAACCGAGTTTATCAGAGACACGCAAGATGGAATCGAAGGCATCGATGCTGACGACGATATTGCCAACAAAAACTCCATATTAGGCATACTTGATGGACTACGCGATGATGAGAGTCTACTATCACTTCGGCGCCATCTTGATGGGCGAGGGCACGCCAATGTAATCAGCACTATCAAAGAAAATCCTGAGGTACTGAATCTACTTGGACCACAGGGGATGCGGGACATGCTTCCAAGGACTGATAACACCAGTCGGTTGGAGGTTCTCAAAGAGGAGCTACCGTTCATCGGTGGGTTCAAACGGCAGTTACTACTCAAGACGATGCAGGAACTTGAGGACGACCAGGTACCACTGACGCCGGAAACACTGGAATCACGACTGTTCAAACTGGGCATCAACGAAGAGTCCAGACAGGCACGACAGGCAGTTGCTGACCTCATTACCCGATCACAGACGGGTTCGCTATCACTCCCAGACTCGTCATTAAGTGAGAATGCATTTGAGTCACAGTTCATTGCTGAGGCAGACAGAAATCTGACCATGCTGAGTGATGCCGAGCGTCGGGACGTGGTGCAAGCAGTATCTAAAGCGGTTGATAATAACATAAAATCACTCCGACAACTCACCGCAAGTGAGCGAGGTCCGTTGGCGTCAATCATCGGCGAGACAATCGAACTGGACGATAGAAGTCCAACTGCAGTGGTTCGAGCCTTGGAAAATGCTGCCAATAACACCAGAATCGGCGCAATGGAACAGGGTGCACCTGGGCTCACACAGTTGCTCGATGAGAGTAACATCAAGCAAAACGACCGCGTCCATATTCCAACAGACGGCAACGATGTCATGGGCGCCATGAGTCGGGCCCGAGCAGTCGCCCAGGGACGACCAATACAGACGACACTGTTCAGTCGGCTGTCAGCGTTTATTAGCGACTCCGCTTCAGACCGGTTCGGATTTGATATGGGTAGTCAGCAGCGAGTGAACAAGACAATCAGACGCACCACAAAAGGACTGACACGGCTTGTTCCAGTACTTGGGGTTACCTCTGCGAACATTGGTGCATTCAATGTGCAACTCAAGTCTATTGGCCAGATACTTGGTGGCCTTATTGGAACCGTGGGTGCTGCTGCCGGCGCACTACTTGGCTTTGCGAGCGCACTGGTAACCGCAGGTGTCGGACTGGCAAGCTTTGTGGCAGTTGGTGGGCTTGGATTCCTGGAGACGATGGAAGAAAGTATGGCCGATGTCAGTAGCCGGGGTGAGGCCCTGGAAAAGCTGACCGAAGACCTGGCCGAAAAGGCGATAGATGCATTACAGCCACTCCGTGAGGCCAGACTCGGTGGGACCGGGCCCACCGCTCAGGGGTTCTTCGTTGACTCCATTCAGGCTGGACTGGCGTTACTCGAAGACTTTGCCGAGGTAATGGCTGACGTTGTCGAGACACCAGCTGTCAAGCGCTTTGTCGACCGTATCAGTGATTCGCTGTTCAGCGGAGGCGACCTCACTCCTGCATTACAGGATATGATGCGACTGCTTCTTCCCGGTATAACGAATGTACTGGTTGGATTCATCGACTCACTTCCCGCACTAATTAACGGGCTCACCAGACTGGCAGATATCCTTGGCGATTCACTTGGGCGAGCACTGGCCAAGTTTATCGACCAGCTCCCACTACTCATCGCCTTCGGTGAAGCGTTCCTGAGAATGGTCGGTGGGCTGGCATTAGCGATTTTGACCATCTTTGAGGTCCTGACGGATATCATCGCAGATACGATTGGCAGACTGGGAGTAGCAATTGGTGTTATCGATAACAAACAACAGGCTGTCTACCTTCTGGCAGCTGCTGTTGGTGTTCTGTCTGGAACGGTCTATACGCTAACTACTGCACTTGGAATACTCAATGCCGTGCTTGCGTCGACAACGTTTACTGTTATGGCAAGAGGACTGATGCTGGTAGCGACCGCGCTTGGTAGTGTCCTTGGCATTTCGTCTGGGGTGGTACTTGCGTCTACAGGAGTAATAGTCGGGTTCGGAGGTATAGCTGCAGCCGTTTCACTTGTCGTAGTCCTTCTTGCAGAGGTGATTTCTTTGCTGGTGACAGGTGATAGTATTCTGGCAGACTATATCCCACATCTTGATACATTTTATGCATATGTACAAAAGTTAGCGGTCGGATTCAATCGAATCCTCCGGCCAGCGCAAATACTTGAACGTACAGTAGCAGGAATCGCAAATACAGTAGATAGAGCAACTGCAGGCATTAGAAATCTGCCAGGGTTTGAGGCTGCGTCGAACTTTGATAATAGCGGTATAGTGCAACGACAGGGGCCCCAGGGCGCAACAGCTGAGCAAGTGGCCGGGAACAGTAGAGGGATGGTCATCAACGTGGCCAACTCTGTAGTGAACCCAGAGATGTTTGTGCGAACCATAAAACAAGAAGCGAACGCCCAGAGCAGACGAAACCAGATGATGCAGTCTAAATTTATGACGAGATAATGACAGAAGAATATCTACAACCACGTGGTGACGTAGCCGAGAACGTAGAGAATATTGGGGCCACACGGTCGCCCGGCCGTACCCGAGCAAAGGCACGGGTTGGACCACTGGTCTTTGCAGATGAGTATGCCAATCCAGAGGTATCGGTCAACCAGAACCGCCGAACCGTTGAGCACAATTTGGTCACCTCTGGCCAGGATGATGAGCAGTATCTGGTCCAGGACCTGGGAAGTGAGCCCCCGACTATTAGCATCAGTGGGATTGTACGTGAGGCACAGGTCGACTTTGCTGACGTGCTCGCAGGTAAGGTCTACGTGCGAACTGAGCGATGGACCGGAACGGCCATGGTCTCCTCAGCCACAACCGAGCCCCAGCGAGCTGTCGATGGCACCGATTGGCTTTATAGTGTCACCATCGAGCTACTGGGAATCGAGCGTGAGCGAGGTGTCGAAGCATCCAACGAGAACAGCGAGACGGCCAACAACTACAGTCCATACCAATAAATGCCAGGAGACGTACAGATATTCGACATTGGCCTCGAACTGGATGCAGAAATCAATGATGACTTCACTATTGGAGAAAATCCAAAGTCTGGCCCAGAGCGATATGAGGCCCTTCAGCTTCGCGAGGATGTTGACGCACTCAACAGCTTTGGTGACCAGCTCGGTGTATTGGAAGTCGAGATAACAAATCGCGACGTACTTCGGGGAAACACTGCAGTAGCAACCGTTGTCTTTCCTGATGGGCTTGATCCCAGTGCGCTTCGTGCAACCGAACAGGCAGGTATCGAGACTATTGTGAAGATAAATATCACAACCAGTTTCACCAGTCTCGACCGCACCTTCGGCGCCACTGCGTTCACCGGCGAACTGGTTGGGGCCACCGAAGATGAGGAAGGTAGTGTCAGACTTGAATTGGCTGGTATCACCAAGACACTGACCGATTACACCGTCGCACTGGTCACACAAAAAACTGGGCAACGAGTCGATACAATCGTCCGCAACCTCTTGCGAGACGATGCTGGGTTAACAGAGGCAACAGGCCTGTTTGACTTCGATGCAGACTTCGTCATCAGTATCCGTAATCCGAAGTCCGTCACAACTACGTACGGTACGGACAACCGTGAAACACTGAGGACAGTACTGATTGACCTGGCAAAAAAACAGGACGCGTTCGTGTTTGTCGATGCGTCAAACCGCATCAACTTCGTTGACCACGCAATTTCCAACTACTATGCCATTGAGTCTGCCATCAAAGTAGATGCTGGCAACGAGGATAGCGCAAACGAGCGCGTTATCGTCAAATCCAGCTATGACGTGACCGGTATCAGTGACTGGACAACAACCGGAAGTTCACAGGTGCGCGCCGAAGCGTCAGCTGGAAATGGTGACGCCGAGAACAGACGTGTCCTTCGCGATGATAACCTGCTTGAAAATGATGTCGAGTCGCGAGCAGCATCTGAGTTCAGAGCTGACCAGCTCGTGAAGTCATCAGGCCGACTCACCATCCCTGGCTTTCCGGGCGCAAGTCCAAACGACCAGGTCGTGGTTCCCAAGTTAGGGCTTGCTGAGACCGTCTCAGCAGGCACCTATACGGCCAGAGAAGTTGTCCACCGACTGAACGGCAACGATGGGTTCGTGACAGAGTTACAGCTCGGTCCAGGACTCGATGAGATTTACGAACAGGTCTATCAGAGTCAGGGAACTGATGGGGTCCGACGCTGGACAAAGCCAGAGCTAACAGCTGAAGCTGAGGCCCTAATATTTACGTCTGAGCTGTTCGTTGGTGGCGTCTCCGATGTCGGTCTCATAGACGCTGCGCTTTCCCCAAAGGGAAGCCCTAAGACAGTAATTGCACTCCTGGATGCCTTCGATATCGTCCTTCCAGGCCTCGACTTCCGCGAGCCAGGTATCGACCGGGCCCCGGACCAGCCAACGGATGTGGGCCTACTCAGCGATAACAACGGACTCGAAGATAGCCAACCGGTCGAAATTGGCCCAGATACCGATGAGACGGATGACACCGACGGGTAAACAAACACTATGTATTCAGGAGACACCGAACGCATCCGCCGTATCGCCATTGACCAGCGCCGAAACTCCTCGATAGCCGAGGTCACCAAGGTCACAACCCGAACCGATGATAGCGTCCGACCCGTGTTCGTCAGCGCAAAGTTTCGGGATGGAGGCCAGGAGCTTCGGGGTGTCCCGGTCAATATCAGCGACCACAACGGCCACATGGCCACCCCACAAAAGGGCGACCTTGTCCGGATTGCCTATCTGACGAACAGTCGAGAGACCGGTGTCGTTGTAAACCATGTGCCAAATCCAGACCAGCCACCACCAAAGACCCGACCCGGTCACTGGCGCCACGAGTTCAGCCGTGATACTGGTGACCCGCTATACCTGGAGGCTGAGCGAGCCGATGGTGCAGCGGGCGACCCAGACCTGGTTCGGATGGGCGTCAAGCCTGACGGCCTTGCCTCGCCTACCACCGAGGTGGCTGTCGATGACAGTGGGGCAACAACCGAGGTCAGACTTGCCTCTGATGGCGATGTCACCATCGATGTGGACGGTGATGTGACCATCAACGCCAACGGCTCGATAACAATCGGCGCTGATGGCACTGCAGTTGCCCCAGCGGACCACACCCATGACTACGTCGGTGGAGGCGATAACAGCACGACCAAGGTATCCAGTCCACCGAATGAGCCGGGAACCAGTACGACCATCGAATGAGACGCCCCTAATACTACTAATTCCCGTTGGATTTAACTACGTGGAAAATATATACCGTAGTACAGTCGTACACAACAGGGAATAGTTGGGGAGGAATTGTTTGTCTGTCCTACCAGGGTCATCGTTTGTCTTGACGGTGCCGGTGTAATGAGAGACACTGCAGATGGGCCCTGACGTCGCACGATGACAGTTCCAGACAGTCGGACCTTTGACCTGGATGAGCAGTTCGACCTCCAGATTGACGCTGGTGGTGGTATTGCATTTGCCACCGGGAGTTCTGCCCTCCAGATAGACCTGGCGTATCGACTGGTCGATGGGTTACAGCCGTTTCTGGGAACCATCGTCGATGCAACCATAGAGCGCGATATCACCGCTGTCATCAGAACAATTGTCGAGTCAGACAGCCGTGTTGCATCACTCAGCAACGTCACCGTTGACCGCGCCCGGACCGACGAGCTTTCACTCTCGATCACAGCAACGCTCACCGATGATGATGAACCAGCATCACTCAGTATCAATGTTGCCGAGCAAACTCGCACTGACCCCTGATATCCACCACCAATGACCTTCTCACCCCGCAACCCAGGCGATATTTTCGCCGACCTTCGCGAAGACCTTAAAAATCGTATCGGCGGACTCACCAACTTTATCGATGGCACCTTTGCTGAGGTGTTCCTCCAGTCATATTCCGAGCAACTGAGTGAGGCCGAGTACAAGGCGCTGGCTGCCCAGCTGGCCATGTTCGTTGACTTTGCCGGTCGGAATGACATTACCCGGACTGAGCTATCAGAGCTGGGCATTACCGCCGACCCTGACCGACTCAATGAGTACATGCGCCGACGACAGCTGGATGAGTTGGGCAAGCTGGTTGCTGTCAGCAGAGAAACGGGCTCACGGTCACGCGGAACCGTCGAGTTTACCGTCACCGACAGCAGTGTCGAGATACCGGAAGGCACCGAGGTCGCGACCGAGCCCAGCAGACAGGGTGCGGGTGTCAGTTTCTTTGTCGATGTCGATGGAGATGGAATAATTTCTCCCACAACCGATGTGACGGCCTCGCCTGACTCGGGGACCACCGTCGAGGTGGACGTCATCGCAGCACGGACCGGAAGCGAATTTAACGTTGGGGCAGGCACACTGACATTTATCCCAACACCACAGCCCGGACTGGAGTCAGTCACCAATCTGCAGGCGACAACGGGCGGGGATGATGCACAGAGTGATGCGCTGTTTCGAGAGGACATCAAATCTGCACTGGTCGAGTCCACCGGGGGTGGCACCGCCAAGGGTATCGAGGGATTCATCGACCGCGAACTGGACAGTGTCAGGGATGTGCAGACCATCGAAAACACGGATGTATCGCCCCCGAACGTCGAGGTCGTCGTCGACGGAGGTCAAGATACGGCCGTGATTGAGGCCATTGAAAACTCCAGGCCGGTTGGCATTCGACATGAGCTTGTTCGCCCTGATATTGTCAATATCGGTATGGGTATCGAAGTCGAGACTAACGGCGCATCCGTCTCACCTATTACCGAAGCGTTCACGAGATTCGTCGATGCGACCGGGCTGGGTGATGCCTTTTCGCGAACTCGGCTGGTCCGCGACCTGTTCGATGCCGACACAGATATCCGGAACATCGCCTCGCTCAACACGTACGTCACCACGGTGAGCGATGAGACGTTTCAGTATGACACAACAGCTGAACAGTTCGAACTTGAGTATCAGCCACTCGGGTTTGTCGTTGATGAAGAACGACGCGTACGAGAGGGCGTCTCTGCGTACAGTCTGAGATATCCGGCTATTGATGGGGTCACCCCGTTTACGGTGAGAGCTATCATCGATGATGAAGAACGGGAGTTAGCCTCAACCGAGTTCACCAAGGATATCGACGACCAAAGCCGGATTGCTGGAATCATATTGAATGATGGTGTGGTCCCTGATGCAGGGACAAACATCAGCATTGACTACCGACACAGTGATTTTGAACTTACCAGTGTGGTCGATGATGACGGGTTCGAGTACGAAGTTGGCGTTGACGTGAACCTTGTCAACGCGGTTGATACTGGGGTGAGCGGTGCGATTGACTTTACGGTCAACAATACGGTCGAACCGGCCGACGGACAACGGTTCTCGGTGTCCTATGTGGCAAAGAAATCGTTCCCACGCGACCTCGTCGCGACCGAGCGTGAGCTACAGGAGGCAAACAAAGGCGATGTTGAGGTGACCGAGCTGTGACCGAGCTATTCCGACGTATTATCGACCGGTTTCCCTCACCAACTCCACGCGACCTGCTTGAGTCAACACAGACAGAGACCTTTGACGTCCGAACAACTGCAAGTGGTGATATTGCCCGAACGGTCTATCGGCTGGACAAGGCACCAGTTCTGTCACTCACACGCGTTGTAGTCGGTCGACGGACACTGACACCACCTGATGGGGTCGAGCTTCGCGACATTGACGGTGACGGGCGCCCTGACGCAGTTGCATTTACCGATGCATCGGTCTATCCGGCTGCTGACCAGACGTTCGATGTGGTGTATCAATCACTTCCGCTTATCCATCGGTTCACCCGTGCATCGACAACGGATATCCACACCTACGGTGACCGTGTCGATGCTGCAATCGCAGATGCCAGAATCGAGACCGCAACCGGTCAGTATCTGGACGAGCTGGGGAGCCTCTATGGCCGACTGGGCCGTCGACGGGGACGACGGGATGAGACATACCGGACACACATTCGAACGCTCAGAACGGCATTCAAAGGCCGTGGGACCAGGCCAGGGTTGCGAGACACGGTCGCCGAAGCATTACAGACCGACCCGGAGAACGTTACTATCATCGAGGACTTCGAGCAGGTCGGATACAGTATCCGTGTTACCTCTCCCAGTACGTCGCTGTTGACCGGCTCGCTTTCGGAGCTGCTTGAGCTGGCTGACCCATCAGGCGTCGAGCTTCTGGCCGAGCCGGTCATCACACTACAGGGAGCGGTCGCCACCTGTGATTCAGATGGGTTCACCGTGACCGCGGTGGATGCCGATGGGCTGGGTGCTGGCACCATCGGTGACGACACGCTGTAAGCGTCATCCCCAGCGTGGCGCAGTAGTCGCATGGCAGACATCTACCCCGACGAGGGACTGGACTGGATAACCACCGCGCTGACCGGTGCAGCAGCAGGTGAAGAGCTCTATGAGATAGCAGTCGGAACCGGTACTACCACACCAGCATCTGGTGACACCGGTCTTGCTACTGAGGTGTTCCGAACTGATATCGATGCGGACAATGCAGCTATTGATTTCACCTCACGTACCGGGGAGATACGTATCGCTATCTCGGTTGCTGGGGGAACAGAGGTACCGTCTGGGACCACTATCACCGAGTTTGGTGTCTTTGCCGATGACGTCAACAACTCACTGGTCTACCGAGAGACGGCCCCATCGACGACCATCGATGCAGGGGAGCGAGTCCAGTTCGAGGCAAACCTCTCGTTCACGAACTGAATGATACGTAAGGGCTGCGTTCCGACTACTGATGCCGTGATGTCGCACAATGGTTCAAGACCACGTCTTTCCACAGGATGCTGATGACAATGATGCCGAGAACTTTGCTCAGCTAACAGGTGACCCCCGGCTCAACGACTATGTTGTCCAGGGAATGCGAGTGGTGAACGCTGACTTTACTGCAGAAACCTTTGATGTGACCGAGGGTATCGCTCGTATTCACCGGGACAATGGTGTTGCAGCCAGCTCGGGCGAAACACGACAGGCGCTCGGGTTCACCGTACAGCTGCAGGCCAGAACTGGCGTTGCAATGTTGGCCAGCACACAGCTGTCAACTGGAGATAATAAGGTCTACCTTGACCCTAATCTGAGCAGCAATGACCGCCCAGTTATTCGTGTCATTGACGGAAGCACGTTGCCCGACGATGGTTGGCTTTCACTTGCAGCCATTGATAAAAATAATGCACAGGTCACTAACAACGCACAACGCCATCCAGAGGGACTGCCATTGCTCAATGCGCCTGTTGCACAGGCTTACGACAACGGGAGAGACGCCTATGTTGTCCGAGATGTCACCCAGAATGCAGACCGACTCAATCTCGACCGGACAACGGGTGACCTGAAGATTGCTGGGCAACTGACGGAAAACGCCTCACTGTAATCATGACCGAGACAACCTACGACGCAGACGACATCCTGGCAAACGCAATGCCCCGCCACCAGCGGGTGAAGGAACTGCTCCTTGATGCGGTTCACCTGCTCATCGACGAGCAAGGAACCATGCGAACCCGAGCACAGACTATCTCGTATCTCGCGACATCACTCGATATTGACAATGCAATGGCTGCAGACCTTCTTCGCGAACTGGTTGGTGACCTTGTTGACCCCGTGATACAGGTGCCTAACGGAAGCCAGCGGTTTGTCGGGGTTGCAGAGTATGTAGCGTTCGAGGGTGCCTATGGCTACACTGACTACCATGACCACCGTGGTGAGCAAAAGCGCGTGGTCTGTGCGCACTGTGTCCGTGAACACGACAGCGTCACAGATATTGCACACGCAACCGCTGGTGACCCAGCCGGCTCGTTCGGTCGCGACGCCGGGTTTGAGACACTTTACGATGGCATCCGTACGCATATTATCGATGCGCACGACGCTGAGCCAGCAGGCATCGCCGTCGGGGCGACACTTGTCTCCGGAACGACCATTGGTGGGAACGAATCATTCCATGCTGGCAACGACGGCGCCGGCTCGGGGCTTCGAGCTGAGACAGCTATCCAGGCTGACCAGGCAACGCAGGCTGATGCAGCCAACAATGCAGACACCGTTGGAGGGAGAGAAATCTACGTTCAGTCAACCGAGCCAAGCAATCCGTCCACCGATGACCTGTGGGTGCAAAAATAAGATGCCGAACGTGATATACAATGGTCCAGCTACTGAAACGTTCACCGTGCCAAGTCGGGTCTTTGAGGTATTCATCAAGGCATCGGGTGCCGGTTCTGGCCAACCTGGTTCGTTTGTACAGGGTGGGCTGAATGTCAGTCCAGGACAGACTATTGATGTGACCGTTGGTGGCTCTAACAGTGGACAGTCAGGTGGGTTCCCGAACGGTGGTAACGGGAATAGTAGGAGTATTGGTGGTAATACTGCGACCTCAGATGGTGGTGCTGGTGGAACCTATGTTCACCGACCTGATGGGTCTACCGCGATTGCGGTTGGTGGGGCCGGTGGGAGGGGTGCTGCATTTGCAACTGACGACGACTCAAACTCAAGGGATGTTGCGGTAAGTGGTCGTGGCGGTGCAGGAGACGAAGACGCACCAGATACGGACGTAGCGGACTCCCTATTCGACAGAGTTCTCGATGGTGGCCTCGCTGGTGCGCAGTCAGGTAATGCGGGAGCAAATGGGCCTGCCAGGTCTGACACTGAGGATTTTGACAACGTCAAAATAGCTGCCGTAGGTGGTGGTGGGGGTGGTGGACACAGAGGGGGCGGAGCCGGCAACGTAGAACTGGGGTCCGACGACGCTACTGCAACTGGTGGTGGTGGGGGGACCAGCCTCGTGAATGTCGATACAAACGGCTCATTCAACAGGGCCGGTGGTAACACCGGCGATGGAACGGTTGAGATACAGTTTCCTCCAGCGGTGCCTGAGGCACCCTCGCTTGTGTCGACGCCACCATCGGTCACAATAAACTGGACCGATGTCAACGCCGATGAGACAGCGTATCGCATCCGACGAAAGGGCCCATCAGATAGCAGTTTCGCACGGATAGCCACCGTGGGCGGAAACACACTGCAGTTCGAGGATACGGACGTCAGTCCGGCCGAATCATACGAGTATGCCATCAGTGCATTCGACGCTACTGTTTCACTTGGCTCACCACAGAGTACGGCAACTGCTGAGGTGTATACGTCCGGCCCGCGGGTTGCTGATAGCGCGGGGTTCGTGGACAACCGGCAGATTTTCTACTACAATGGAACGTCGTGGGTGCCTGCAGAGGTCGGTCGGTTCGATGGCAATGTGTTCGACCTCTTCTGAACAGCATGCTGACCACCCGTAGCTGATGTCGCGTATGAGCAAGAAACAACAGGCTGGCAAGGCTGGTGTGCTCGCACTGGGCACCACACTGGTTGGCGCCGGCGCTACAGGATTGAGTAATGGAGAATACTATGGCGGACTTGGCCTCGTCCTTGCCGGGATGGGGCTGCTTGGCGGATACGAACTCGTCCAGGATAAACAGATTCAGGGCTACGCTGATATGTTCGCAACAACGGTTGAGCCCCAGGAACTCATCGACAGTGTTTCGATGAAATCCACGGAGGCTGGCGAGCGCATCGAGCGTGAAATTGAGGGGCACTCAGACGACTGAGCTACTCCCCCTGTTTTGTCGCACCATGTGGCCCCTTCTCCAGTCGTTTCCGTACGACACCGTTCCAGATGGCAACGTCTTCTATAGTCACCACTTTGTCTACTTCGCAGCGTTTGCGTTGTTTATCGGCATCCTGCTGATCGATGACGAGGATGATCACGACCCATGGATGTTACTGGGTGGACTGTGTCTGTCATTTTTTGCCTGGCACTATCTCTGGCCGACCGGCAAGCCCGTGTTTGGCGCACTGCTGACCATACTTGGACTGGCTATCGCAATCGGTGGCGTGCTATGCCGACCGGCGTGGTCACCGTTCATGGCGAAACATGCATACCGACTGACTCGTGGCGATAGAATCCCTGACTATGATTACCGAGATACCGTCTACGGGCAGTGGACCCGAGCGTTGTTGTTGGTCACACTGGTGGGGGCTGCCGATGATGTCCTCGAACACGCGTTCGGTATCTGGACCCCCCTTGACTTCGTGTGGAACGCCGTTGTAGCTGACTGGTTTCCACTTGACCCCACACTGCTGCCGTTCTGATGGGGATGGACCCGCTCGATAGATTTGTCTCCCGAGACGTACTCGTCAGTATCCTGCTGGCTGTCTCACTCGGTAAGGTACTTGAATACAGTAATCTACAGCTCACGACCGACCAGACCGAGTTGCTGGTACTCTGGATATTTGAGACCCTGGCACTGCTGCTGGTCTACCTGCTGTGGGGGTACATAGACGCGTTGGCTGACACCATCTTCGACCCAGACTAACCAGTGACTACTATCAACTGGATGTTCTGTGTCCGGTCACTCGGCCGGGCCATTCCAGTTCTCACGTCGAAGGTCATTGACATCGGAAATGAGGTCGCCCAGCTCGCCCCAGCCAGCGATGGTGCCCGAGCGAGCACGTAGGTCACCCAGCATTGCCGATGCAGCCCGGTCAAGGATATTCAGTCCTGCCATATCGGCTGTGAACGAGATATCCGTGGCTGCATCCACCGGGCCGGCCTCGATGAACTGCTCGATAAGTGCGTCCGCACGCTGTTTGTCATCTATCTCTGTGCGCTGTTCGGCCTGCACACGGAACTCAAGCAATCCATGCAGGAAGTGTCGATAGGTCTGTGCATCGACCGTGAGCGTGCTGGTCGGTGCATCGGGCACTGTGGTCTCCGTTGACTCGGTCTCTGGCGTTGCTGCATGCGCATCGAGTAATTCCTGGGCGGGCGCTGCAAGCGATATCAGGTCAGCAGTCGGTGTCCCGACATACTCACCCACTGCCTCTAACTCTGCCTCGGTCGCCTGTGCGACATCTTCGACGGTCAGTAATCCTGCCGTCTCAAGTGCCTCAGCAACTGCTGGACCGACGCCGGTGATGTCCTCAAGTTCAGTCTCCGTCATACGACTTGATGTATGTGACCAACAAACTTAATTAACGCGGAAAACCTATACATGCCAAGCAGACGGGAACGTCGCACCATATGTCAGCCACAGATATCCGACGGTACACGGTCGAAGATATCGGTCGTGTGTACGAACATCCGCAGCGCGACCTGTGGCTTCCCTCCGTATCAACGGTACTCAACGTTCGGCCCAAGCCGGAGGCGCTCAAGAACTGGCTTAGCCGGACCGACAACGCCGATGAAATCAACCGCTACAAGCGCAATCGGGGGACACTGGTCCACTACGATATCCTGAACGAGTTGCAGCGTCAGTCGGTCCCGGACAGCGTTCCGGATCACGAGGCCGACCTCTGGAGCGAGGATGAGCAAGGGTCGGTCGCTGAGCTCAAGTCAGAAGGCAAGTGGGAGCGATGTCAGCGCGACCGGGAATGGGTCAGTGAGACGGCCTGGCCGATGATGCAAACGGTCGCAAACATCGATTACGTCATTGATGTCGAGACGTTCGTTATCGAGACCAGTCTTGGCTATGCTGGGCAGTTTGACCTCCTGTACTACGATGCTGAGAACGACGATGTAGTGCTCTCTGATATCAAGACCGGCAAGCACGTCTATGAGAAGAATATGCTGCAGGGTGAGGCTTACCGACACGCGGTGCCCATCAAGGTCGACCGACTCGAGGTGCTACGCGTCAACCCGGATTTCCGTGATTGGGAGCTCTCAAGCAGTGAAGACTGGGAGACGACAAGCGATGAGCGGTGGACCGAGTTCTGTGACCTGCACTCACAGCTGGCTGTCGAGGAGATGGTCGAGAGTATCCAGGACCGACATGCCAGTGGAGAGGCATTCGTCGAAGGCGAGAATGAGTCGGCAGATGCTGACTGAGTGGGGCCGGTCGGTGCAGTCGCATGAGCGAACCACACGATACCGGTTCAGGTGACTCAGTAGAGTCAGCGTTCGGGGTGCACAGACATACAGAGCCAGCCCTGAAGCTTGTTCTCGGAACACCCATCGGTGCCAACGCAACTGAGCTTCGTAACCATGGCTATGGCCGGACCGAGCGCGCCTGCCCACTGACGGGGTGTCCTGGTTTCTGTTATCAAAGTCGGACTGAGACCGTCTGCGGGACCTGTGCACTGGTTGTCGATGACCCTGGTCGATTCAACCCAGTCCGTATTAACTCGGGCCCACCCCCACAGTGGCGATACTTCTTTGAGAACCGAGAGTACTACCGCAATGGCACCACACGCGCGGTCGGTGGCTATCCACACGTCCACGAGTGGGGCGATGCGACCGATGACCCAATGACCTTTTACGAGCCGACGCGCTGAGCTACCAGTTAATATAGTCCAGCAGATACTCGAAGTCATCGCCGACCTGACTCGATGGCCACCCCTGCTCATCTGTTGTTGCCTGTGTATCCGTTGGTGGTTTTGGCACCGAGATATTGCCAGCCCGCGTGACCTTTGCCTCTACCGGAGCGGTCTCAACCATCGATTCGCGAAGCTTTTCATCATTATCAGCCGGCCAGATACGAAGCAACAACAGCTGGCGATTCGTGAATCGGATACCCACCACGGGTGCGACCTTTCGAGGATAGTCATTAGCAAAGCGTAGCAGGTCAGATAGGTCATCATCGCGGTCTTCCTCTGGCGTCTCTGGGCTAAACGTGATAGAGATTCGGTCCTGTGTTGTCCGCTTGAACTCAAACGCGTGCACAAGGTCTCCATCATCGAGCACAACATCCGGAGAGGGAACCTTCTGATTGCCTGACCACCCGACCCTGAGTGGAAGCAATCGACCACCGGTTCTGTCGAACACGCCGTTCGCTATCTCGTGCTCAAAGTTGAGCCCCGCTTTCTGACTACTCATGCGACATCGGACGCCCATCGCAAAGCGCCCGGCAACCTGGCGTTCCTGCGGGGGTTAGATTTCCTCGTGGCGCTCGATGAACAGCACGTGCTCAGGGAAGAGCCAGCGCTCGACGCCACCATCCTTTACGTAGATGAGTCCCGCCCCGTCGCGAGCTGATGGCCAGACGTATGCCATGTCCTTCCGGAGATGGATATCCTCGTCAACCGGCGTGTTGGGGTAGTACAGGTGTATCTCGCCAGCATCTTCAAGTGCTTCGCTGATGATATCAACGGTCCGGACTTCGTGTGTTGAATCCGCGTCACCGATGCTATGTGGCCGTACCTCGTCCTTATCAGGGATGTCTCCGTGCTCGAAGGGCATCTACCAGTATATAGTCATTCGACGTAGTTAACTCTGGCGAGGATGGACTCATATCCGACCGCAGTCACACCGACTCAGTGTGCCGTACTGGCAGACTCACGCAGTACTGGGTCATCGTTGCTGTTCCACTTGATGGTATAGACCGTCAACGTCTCGATGTCGACGAACATTCCCATCGGTACGTCTGACCCACCCATTGTCTCACTCTTCTCGATGCGGAATCCCATATCAAGTGACTCAGCAAGACTCTCGTTGTCAAATCTGAACGCTGCAAGGCGTTTGAGCTCATCGAACACTGCCGGTCGTACATACAGCACGTCGGGTGTACTGCCCTGCATCCGCATTGTGGCATACCCATCCAGAAGCGGTTGAATGTTCATACCGATACATATGCATACAACGTACCTAAGTCTGTTGGCAGGTAACTATTTATTCAGTGGTTCCCAGGCATGTACATCGTCGGCATCATCATCGAGTAGTCGTGCCCAGTTTTCTGCGTAGCCGGCCACATCGACCGGGTTGTCTGCATCATAGATGCCCGCTGCTGACCGGGCAAGCTTCATCAGAATGAACAGCTTGCAGACCTCAGCTGCATCAAGCTCAACAGCATAGCCTGCGGACTGCAAATAGCTATTCCAGAGCTGTGCAATAGCATCGAATGAGTCCTCGGGGGCACCGTGTGTGTCTGCTCGCTCGTAGACAGCGTGGTATGCGTCCTCGAACACGTGTGAGTCCGTCAGGCCGGACGGTTGTCTGTGCATGCTATCTTGTATGCATTCAAGTGACAAAACTCTGGCGCGAGCGGGCTACTGGAATGCGCCGAACGTCATCTGTTGTCCGTCGGTGACAAGGTCATCCCAGTCGAATCCCATGGTGTTGACAATCGGCTCGACCTTTCCGCGGAGCTCCTTTTCGGCCATCTTCTCCGTGTCAGGCACGAACGATGCCGGGATGCGCTCGGGGTATGCAACCGAGATAGCATCGACAACCCGGCCACACTCTGGTGGGTCAGGTCGCTCATCTGTCGGGAACTGGCCTCCATAGTCGTATGCTGCAGGATACCGGTCACCTCTGACCTTCTCGATGTAGACCCGCATCGGCTTGGAGCCTTCACCCAGTTCCTCGTGTGGGATATTCGCGGTGGCGTACTTTGCTCCACGATAGGTTGGACTGGGTGTCGAGATGTACCGACCGCCATAGTCGCGGTCAGTGTCCGTCACATCATAGTTCTCATCGTCTGTGAGCTCCGCCACTGTCTTGTAGCCGTACTCATCGAGTGGCTTGGAGATGCCCTTTGGCCGAGCGAGCTCCTCGACGGGCACCACACCGGCAATAGCATCGTCCCAGAGCTGGCGCAGATATGGTTCGATGCGGTCGCGTGGGTCAGGTGCGAGCAACAGGTCTGTCAGTACGCGCTTCTGGGCCCGTCTGGTGATAGTCGCAGAGTCAGAGCGGACGTACTCGAATCCCGTGATGTCGATATTATCTGCAGGGTCATACTCGGCTAACACGGTCTCGTAGGTTGCATAGGTGACCGATGACTCATACTTCAACTGGCTCAGGTCGGCTTCGTCGGCCAGACAGGCATCGCTTCCCCCAGGGTAGGCGTCTGCAGTAGGGGTGTCCAGCCAGCCAGCATCATCGTCCCAGACAAGGTGCTCGCTGTACCGCTTTTTGACCGCACCAGCGTCTGCTGCGGGCGTAAAGTGGTGGGCGCCGGTTCCCGAATCTGAGTCGGCCATGTAGAACAGGGTCGACGAGACGTTCTCCAGCTCGACTGCCAGCTGGTGTGCATCGTCGGGTGCAAAGCGGTACATCTCCTGGACGAATGTGTCATACTCCTGCTCGACGATGTCGATACCCTCATCCGACCACTGCTTGGTTGCATCGAGCGTGGGCGCGTTTGGAATGGATGTAACCGCTGAATCTGTATCGCCACCGACGATATATGCCTCAGAATCGTATGTTGTCTGCAGATACGATGTCAGGGTCTCGGCCGTCATAGTGATGACCTGTCGACCGGCAATGGTGATGCCCTCAGCCACCTTTCTGTCGTACAGTCGGAATCCCTTTCCACCAGCTGAATCGGAGTCACCCATCACCCCATAGACCGAGTTGGTGACACGTTTGACGGCACTGTAGAGCTCGCCGGTGTACTGATACTTGAGTTCGATGAGCTCATCAATGGTCTCGCGGATGAACGATTCCTTGACCGTTGGCTTGAGCACCCACTCCCACTCGACCTGCATATCGAACATCTCTCGAAGCGAGCCATCAGGCGTCTTCACTCCCTTGTACTCGATGCGGTCGACAGTCGCGTATGACTCTCCCTTCGGGACGACCGCAAACGGTCGGTTGTCGACCGGAAACCGGTAGCAGTCGGCCTCGGTGTACGATGACTCGGCCAGTGCATCATCGCCACCGACGATGGTGTCGGTCCCGAGGTTCATCATCGAAAACAGGCTTGGGTACATCGACGACAGGTCAGGGTAGACACAGTTGCGGTGGACACCAGGCTTCGGGTCGAACACGCGGGCGCCGTGATAGACTCCCTCGTCCGGCTCGACATTTGTCGGCAGGACGTATCCGGACTCGTAAGCCCGTCGGCAAAACAGGGTATCAAGCATTGGGCCATTGTTGTTACAGGTCGACCAGAGTCCACCAGTCAGCTCACGCAGGTTGGCGTACAGGTCAAGTAAGCCAGCCTCTCGCTCGATGCCCACAACGGCCTGTACGTCGCGAGCATTGTATGCCAGAAACTCGACCGGCTCGTCGCGCCAGGCTGCATCAAGTTCATCACCAGCAAACTCGACCTTTCCAAAGCCAAGCTCAGCCTCGGCAACTGAATCCAGGGTGTACGAGTCAAGCTCGCGATACTGGGTCTTTCGGTACGCAGAAAGCATATCCAGCGTCGAGATATCCTGCAGTGAGTAGCTGATTACCTCATCACCGGTACGGTGTTCGACCCAGACACCAGGGTTCCCGGTCCGGACCCAGTCTTTGATAGCGAATGACTGGACGTTGTATGACCGCTGGATGATGTACGGAATATCGAATCCGTCGGTGTTCCAGCCGGTCACCATATCGAACTCGCGAGCAAGCATCCACTCGTGAAACGAATCAAGCATCTGTGTCTCACCGTCATAGATAGTGATGTCGTCCGCATCGAGCGACAGGCCGAATGACTCAGTCCGCTCTGCAACCGCCTGCTCGATGGCCGTTGCATCATCGGGCCAGTCAGGCCCACGGAGTCCCCACACCCGGTAGGTATCCTCGTAGTTATCGTGAGCTGTAATGGCGCTTATCTCGTTTTTGGCTCGGCTTGCATCGGGGAACCCGCCACCGTAGGTCAACACCTCGATATCGAAGGTACACACGCGTGGTGGAACATCTGGTGCCTCATCCGGAACCAGGTCCTGCGTCAGCGAGTTGCCTGGCGACCAGTTCTCCATACGTACGGTCATCGTCTCGCCCGGTGCTGGTGTTGGACCACGGAACCCCTGATAGATACCAGTCGAGATGAGAAACCGACGGACAAACGGGATATCTGCCTCGAATGTGCGGTCATAGACATCACGGAGGGCGCTCCCACCTGCCCCCTTGGAGACAACATCGTTTGGCTCTCTGACAATCACCCGAGCGGTTGGCTCATCAGTGATGCTACAGGCCGTTGCTGGGTCATGACTGACCACCGCATCGGTCGACTCAGTCAGGACGGTCGCCAGCAGCGCTGGGTCATCAGGTAGGTCATGTTCAGTTTGCAGCCAGTCAAGGTCAGCTGCACGAAGGTCGGCCTCAACCCCGACAACACGCCGGTCGTTCAGGGTCCCCGACGGGTCGGTCGCGAACGCTGACAATGGAATGTGGAAATACGGCCAGAATCCTTCAACGCGATACCGTCTGGACGTTCCATCAGCCGTGCGAGAGCGTACGTAGATAATGGGTGTCGGGTGCCGATAGCCCGTTTCGACCACCTCGTATGAGACGTCAGTGAGCAACTGCTGCGCACGTGCATCTGCAAGTGTACTCGATAGGTCCATACACCGATGTATGAGTCTGGAATACTTTACTCTTGTTCAAACTACCACTGTGGTTGTGTGCCCTGTCACCTCCCGGCCAGGCATCGGGGGGCGACTATGCACGCGCGTCGGGACACCGAGGGGGCACGATGGCCCACGATTATCCCATCAGAAGTCATCGAAGATGGCTCCTGGCTCAGTGCGGTCAATGGACAACACTCAGCTGCGGGCTCGACACCGACGCAGGCCCAACCGACCGATGAGAAAAGCACCAGTCTGTCGGGCATCCCGGCCTGACCCTGTCGGCAAACGTGCCGACGGCCGGGAACGTGGAGATGCGGACTCGAACCGCAACATAGCCACCGTGGCTCCATCACTGACGTGCATCATCTTGCTTGATATCCTGAAGAATTACTCTGGCCATTTCCAGTTGCTGGTCCATTGAATTGGAGAGGAGGATTGCTTCCTCAAGCGTGGTAAGCTGCGTGGCTTCCGAGGCATATCTACTGCGTTTCGTGTTCCAGCTCACTCGGTGTCACCTGGCAGGTTGAACATCGACTCCAGCTGGTCGAGCCGTGATTCGATATCATCCAGCCGGTTTTGCATGGCCGTTACCTCGCCCAACTCATCGGTGAGCGTCTGGACACTCTCATCTGTCAGGGCAACCTCGATGTGCATCTGTGTTGCACCTGGCGTCGTTGCTGACACATCGGTCGATGTCGGTGTCTCAGGGACTGAATCTGTAGCATCTGACGACTGTTCGTTGACCGTGTACCCTGGCTCTGTCTCGTCACGAGCGGTTCCTGCAAGGGCAGTGAGATACTTTTTGAGTTGTGAACGTACCATCGTCTCTGGATTGGGCGCGGTTGTCGGGTATTCTATCTGGAAGCCAACCTGGTCTTTCTCTGCATCAGCGTCGGTCTCCAGGACACGATACACCGGCCCCAGATCGCCAGTGTCGACCCGACGGACCGCAGCAATGTCGATATCGTGGTCTCTCGCTTCCCGCTCAACGAGACGTTCGAAGGTCTCGTCTGTCCCTGCGCTCATCGGTTATTCATATGTGCTTGGTGATGTTAATAGTTGTGCAAACCTGCTTTAATCAGGCGTAGCGACTACCGATAGTACACGCCTCCCCCACGCCGGCCTCGGCGTTTTGCTGGGAACCTGACTATGCGGTGATAGCACCCGAGAGGGAATGGGCTCGCGATAGTAGGCGAATGCATAGAACTTAACTATGTCACCTGCATACTATCATACCCGCGGAGACACAGATTACGATGACCAATACAGACGACATTGTGCTACCACGTAAGTCGGTAGACGACGATGTATCACTCGAAGAACGACTAACAGACAACATCCGGTTCGGTGCCGGGCCAGCGCGGTACTTCCTTGACGGTGAGGACTGGAGCGACGTGTTCCACCGTGTGGCCCGCAACGTCGCGCTCGGCGACCTGGTCCACATTGCTGGTCGACCATCGTCGTTTCCACAGGAACTGATTCGTGACCGCGCTCGTGATAGATTTCACGGTGATTCCGTAGCACTCACAGAGTCCGCGCTACCATACGTTGACACAGAGGCGCTGTATGACCACCTTGAAGCAGACTATCCAGCGGTCCACGAGACACTGACCGAGACTGCAGATACGTTCGAGCGCATGATGCGCCAACAGCGGTTCATGCCAAACTCACCAGCATTGATGAACGCTGGTGGCACACTCCAGCAGCTCTCTGCGTGTTTCACTGCAAGTCCAGGCGATGCGATGGTCAATGGCGATGATATCGACCGTGAGTCCATCATGCAGGCAGCCTCCGATGCTGCAGCCATCTTCAAGTCCGGCGGTGGTGTCGGCTATGCCTTCCACCATCTTCGGCCGAAGGGGGCACACATCGGGTCGACAGAGGGGGTCAGCTCTGGCCCGCTCTCGTTTATGCAAATTTACGACACGGTCTGCCTATCTGTCTCACAGGGTGGCAAGCGACGTGGCGCCCAGATGGGTATCATGCACGTCCAGCACCCCGACATTGGCCGATTCATGCTCGCCAAGCGTGGTGAGGATAATCTCACGAACTTCAACCTCAGTGCAGGGCTGACCGATGCGTTCATCGATGCGGTCGAGAACGATGAGCTACTCACCCTGTATGACCCCGAGGTTGGGTTCCAGCCGACCGATGACCCCCAGCCGTTCTCGGTGGTCGCCGAGTCGGCCCACTTCTTCGACCCAGCGTTTGAAGATGCGTGGAATGACAAGTTCGACAAGCCCGGTATGGGGTTAGACGGCAAGCCTGTTCACGAGAACTTCTGGCGGGACTACCAGGATGAGATGTCTGACCCCGATGCATTTGATGTGTTCCGTGAAGACCTCGACCTGGAGCTGGGTGCTCCCCTCAGGGTCCCCGCCCGATTCCTCTGGCAAATTCTTGTTGACGGCGCCCACAACAATGGCGAGCCTGGATTCGTTTATCTCGATGAGATAAACCGAGAACACTCGTTCGATGTGGAGGAACACCCAGACCACTACATCCACTCGACAAACCCATGCAGCGAGCAACCACTTGAGAACTACGAGGCCTGCAATCTCGGGCACGTCAACCTCTCACTGTTGCTCACCGAGGATGCACCAACGTACGACGCCTGGCTAACCGACAAATTTGACGATATCGAATTTGACGACTACCGGCATACATCACTTGTGCACGAGTATGTGAATGAGGCACTCGACCAGCAGGCCTTCGAGCAGGTCGTCGATATGGGGACACGGTTCCTCGATAACGTCGTGACAATGTCACGGTTCCCCGATGAGGTCCCGCAGACATCTGAAGAGGTCGGCAAGAAGCGAAAGATAGGCCTTGGACTGATGGGATTCCACCAGCTGGCAATTCAGATGGGTATCAGGTATGGCTCGAGCGCAGGCCAGGCACTTGCGGGCACCATCATGCAGCGTATCGATGCACGTGCCACACAGACCTCACACGAGCTGTCGGACACACGCGGTGTGTTCCCGCAGTACGAGGAGTCAAAGTGGGCAGCTCCAACCGAGTACCCCGACTGGTTCCAGAAGCACGCACATCTATCAGCCGAGGCACACGCCGACGGGTACCGGATGCGCAATCACAACGTCACGACTATCGCACCGACCGGCACCACCTCGATGATAGGCGACACAACGGCCGGATGTGAGCCCATCTTTTCGGTGGCGTTCTTCAAGAACGTGGGTGACGACATTCAGGGCGACGAGATGCTTGTGGAGTTCGACGACTACTTCCTTCGGGTTCTGGAAGCCAACGACATCGACGTCGAGGCCGTCAAGACCGAGGCAGTCGACCAGATGCAGAACAACGAGTTTGATGGTATCGAGGGACTGAGCCAGGTGCCTGATGCACTGGGCGATATCTTTGTGACTGCGGGTGCGCTGACCCCAGCCCAGCATGTCGACATGCAGTCAGCATTCCAGAATCACGTTGATTCGGCTATCTCCAAGACAATCAATCTCCCCAACGAGGCCACCATCGGCGCGGTCGGCGATGCTATCCTCCTGGCACTCAACCGGGGTATCAAGGGCGCAACGGTCTACCGAGATGGCTCGCGACAGGAGCAGGTCAAGACGACTCGCATGGACAACGAGCTCGAATCCGCATCGGTCGACGCACTGGCTGCAGAACTTGCTGAGACGTACGACTCGGAGACGCTATCGGCACTTGTCGATGCACTCTCCCCTGAGACACCGACCGCTGGTGGCGATACACCGGCCCCTGCTGACGACTGAAAGAGACCAATGACAATTATTACACGCGGTACGATGGAACAGTGTCCAACTTGCGGTGAGCATGCGCTTGTCCCAACCGAGGGATGTGGCATCTGTCAGATGTGCGGTGACAGTCCCTGTAAGTAACACATATTTACCACGACATTCGTATTCCAGTGTTCGAACCATCAGTGACATCACGTCCCGTCCGACTCATGGACTGCGTGGCGACTACTGATAGGATGCATAGTGAATCAACCACCCCTTCTTCCCCCAATCATGTTCCCCCATATCAGTCCCATCCTCACCCACCTGACGGTAGCGGTTGCTGCGTTCGGGATGGGTGTGGCCGTGGGACTCTTCGTCTGCGACGGTCCGCTCGGTAAGCGTCGGGTCCGTCGGTCAATCGCGCTTGCTGTCACAACGGTTTGGGTGCTCTCGGTCGGCGCTGAGATTCTTGTTTCCGGATACAGTACCAGTTTCCTCGTCCATGGTATCATGGGCTCGGTAACCGGATTCCTGCTCTCCGAAGACGGCCTGGATATCACCATTGGCAACGCACAGTGACGAATAATCAGAAACCAGATGGCCCCATGGCTGGCATCGTTCTGACCGCACGACTCATCTTCTCCGTGCTGATGGCAGTGTTCTTTGTCATCGTCGGAGAAAGCGCTGTTGCAGTCTTACTGCAATTGCTCGGCTAATCCCGCAGCATCAGGTCCTCGTTTCCTGTACAGGGTTCGTGGGCCACACAGCGAGTCTCGATGCGACGGCGTCGACTGTCGACAGCCACCGCATCTGCGGTCGCGGTACACGCATCATTGTCGCACACAACGCTGATAGCGGGATCAGTAAATATCCGATAGCCACGCTGTGGGAACTCAAGCTTGACCACGATAGTTGTAAAGTCGCACGACGGACAGTCCTGTGTGATGTGTGCAACCGGCTCAGTAACCGACACATCGACCGACTCAAGCGCACAGTCACACGAGGGGCACCCGGTCAGTCCAGGAATCAGGCGGTCAGTCCGGTCATACCCATCATACCGATGGGGAGCACAGTTGCTATCCATCGATACTCACGCGTACCGGACAAAGCTCTGTGTGAGCGTTCGTGGTATCCATATCTTACCCGACTCATTGATGTAGTCATCATCTGCAGAGATGTCGAGCTCTTCGACCATCATGTCGATGTCAAAGTACGTATCGGCATGATTTTCGACAACAGAGATATTGATGATATGAACATCGCCCAGTAGCACTGCCCCCTTGTCGCTGTTGTCATACTCGGTTCGCGCAAAGAGCAGTGGTCGGCGTGCGTCAAGCTCTTTCATTGAAAACCACTCGTGGATATAACAGATACGGTCGACTCTGGGGTGTGCCTCGACGAACATGTCCCATATCGCCCACAGTGAGTTGGCTGCCTCGCTATCCAGCTCATAATCGATGTCTTCGTCATCCTCGAACACCGCAAGTAACTCTGCGGGCCCTGAGACGGCTGTTGTCTGCATGTTACACTGTAGTATTTTGGTCGGGTTAATACTACCGCCAGACGGTCATGTCAGTCGGTCAGAAATGTTACTTAGTAAGCTTTTTATCGTGAATGTTATATGTCGTACAATAATAGTTTGAACTATGAGTGCACGGGGAACACAGTCGCACGCAATTGATATATGCTCGCTTCGGTCGTGGGTCATACAACTGATGGAGCAAGACATTCCGGTCACATCTATCTCATTGGATATCGAATCCGATGGACCGTTACTTGACTTCGAGACAGCCGTTGTTCCGGTCGGTGTTCTTAACACAATACTGCTGAATGAGCAGTATCAGAACAGATTGAGCAGCTGCTATTCAACAACTGGCGCTGATACAGTGACAATCAGTATCGCACTGGACAAACGGTTCGAGGAACTACTTACCAAGGTCGACCCAAATATCGAATAAGTTGCATTTTAGGTGGACAGACTATTATACAGTAATAGTATGCAGTTGAACGCATAAGCTTTGGCTGGAACAACCATTATCCAAGTGTGCCTACCACCGCAGCCACACGAATCACACAGAACTGGAATATAAGTCCAATAGCACCGCCCAGGATGATAAGAAGGGGGAACACCCACGCCCTGACATCGCGGAGTCGGGACCGGACCAGTGCAAAATCGCTTGCGTCACGAGCCTGCCCAACGCCGACGCCACGCTCTTGCCAGACCATACTGTAGAACGCATCAGTAGCAACACATAGGCCGATGACTGCGCCAATGACGAACGAGACGGCCAGCTGAGCTATCGTCACCCCTGATTCCCCCCAGCGACCGACACCAGCTGGGTGACTGAATCAACCAGCTCCATCGTCCGGACCGTATCATCATTGATGATGGTCACGTGGTGGTCAGGGTGGGGTGACTCTCGTATGTCTCGGGCAGCAAACTGCTTGTGTATCGTCTTGATATATGACTCACTGATCGGGCCATCTATCGAGCCAATCCGCGATTCCACATAGCGGTTACGCCGAGTTCGTGCATCTGTGGTGTCGATGCGGATAACAAGCACCGTGCGGTCCAGCGTCTCAACCAACCAATCAACCTCAGCCTGCATCCGTTGACCAGCGGTCGCCACAACCGGTGCATCTGCGTGTTGTGCAAACCAGTGCTCGAACAACGACGTTGGTGCATGGGGTCCATGCTGGTCTCGCAGTGTGCACGCGGTCTCCCAGTACGCATCTGGTGATGGGTGCTCCAACCGACGATGTGTCTCTTCTCTGATGTAGTCTCCTGTCCGTGCAACCGGAACGCCGATTGACTGAAACAGTGAGGCGACGGTCGACTTTCCGGCTCCTGGTGGACCAACGAGACAACACAGTGCCCCCTGTGACCCGGCATCCGTGGTCTGCATACGGTTTCGGATAGCAGTGGCTGCCACAAAAGTATTGTGTGCCATGTATACGAGACGGAGTGATTAGTAGAGAGACGATACCGCAATGCATACGGACTGCAGTTTCATCTCAGAGTCCAGCTCGCTTCTTCGCATTGTTCCAGGACCCGAATCGTCGCTGCAGTGTCTCGGGTGCACAGGTATCATCATCTGCTGCAAACTGCGATGCGGAGCAGTCACCATCGTGTCGCTGTGCACAGCTCCGAAGCATCTCAAGCAGCTCCTGCTTGCTGTATCGGCGGTTACCAGACCCAGCGGTATCGATACCCGATAACTGCTTTGCCTCGTTCCATGAGCCGAACCGTTTACGAATTGCCCCGGCTGATGGGAGGGTATCATCATCGTTGAAGATACGCTGTGTCACCTTTCCATGACGCTCCTGACACTCACGCAGCAGGTCCAGATACTCCGCATCGGTATATTCTCTGGGGCGTGAGTTGTAGTTCCGTTCGTCAATATCGATACCGGCCTCTTCTTTGGCAGCTAACCAGGAGTCAAACCGTTCGACGACGACACTGGGTGATACCAGGTCATCGTGCTTGCTCAGGGTGTTCGTCGTGACCGTTCCCTCACGACGGCGAAGCTCCTTCAGGTGCGACAATATCTGGGAGTCCGAGTACTGTTTTTGTCGTCCCCCGCTACTGCTCAGGTCTTCGTCAATGCCTGCCTGTTCTTTCGCTTCTGACCACGACCCAAATCGTTTACTAACTGTCGCAACTGAGCAGAACTCAGCATCTGAGCCGAATACGTCTGGTGTACATCGGCCGTGCAGCTGCTTGCATCGTTGCAACATCTCCAAAATATCTTGGTCTGTGTACGTTCGTTGACTCATCGTCACAGATGATGGTAGGTGAGTGAAACACTAATAGTTTACCGAATATGCGCATACGTTGTCGAACTAATATAGTATATTATGCTGCGGTACGAACTGGTATTGGTCGCCAATAGTTAGCCGTCAGCGTTCGACGTGCAATGTTGCATCAATGGGTGCCCCTGTTTCGTCCGTATCGTGCACCACAGAGAATCCAAGCAGACCCTTGTCAATACACGAATCGATAGCTGTCTTGAGCTCACGGCGAGCCTGGGTGGGTGTTGCTACCCACCCATTACCACGGTCAGGCTGGTCCCAGCAGTCATGTGCTGGGTCGAGCAAGGTGTCGTCGGTGTGGACCGGTCGGTTCTGGTCATCCAGTGGTATCATGCCAAGCAGTGCCTCGACAGGAACTGAATCCAGATTCTCGACCCGAACCCCGTCGACGGTCCCGGCAAGTCGGTCGAGCACAGTGTCCTCAACTGGACCCGTCTGCACGGGTGTTCTCTCGTCCTGAACCCCACCCCCAAAGGCCGACAAACCGCCTGCGTTATCGACACCGTTTCCGGTTGCCAGTGCGCGCTCACTTGCATCAACACTGGCCTTTCCGAGCAGGTCCTGTGCATCAGTATCGAGCTCTGCCCGACGCTCTTCCATCGAATCAAGAAATGGTGCAGCCTTGACCGGGTCAACCGTCCCCTCGAAGACATCTGCGTGCGATGGAACATTAGCAAAGCCAAGTTCGTCCCACCCAGAAAAGCCATAGATGTGACCTCGCTCACCTGCATCCTCGTCAATAGAGACCAGAAAGTTATCCTCGAGTGACGCCAGGATATTCTCCAGCTCTGACTTTGGAACCGTTGGCGCATCAGCACTTTTGAGAAACTGCTGGATTGGGTCAAGCCCATCAACCTCGTTCATCCGGCCTGACTTCTCTCGGATGGCCTCGGCAACCGCTCGCTTTTTGCGGTCGATGGAGTGAGTCGTCCCCAACAGCACCTGTCGGCATGAAAGTACGTTCGCTACATCCTGTGCATCGGCGACGATGACCGTCACATCGTCGTCGACACCATCCCACTGGTCGCCTGGAACTGTCTCGCGGGACTTATAGTTCCATATTGCCCACCCGCGGATGATGTTCGCCACCATCGAATAGATTCGATTCACCTCCGAGCGCCCGTGCTTGAAGATAGGCTTGATGATATCCCAGACATCGAACGCAAACTGACCGGCTCCGTCACCGCGCGAGCCTCCGTTAGGTAGTACGACATGCCAGGGCCCGCCACCCTTCATTGACGCAACATGGTGCTGGATAGTCTGTGTGCCAGCGTCAAACTGGTACCCATACTCCACACCCGAATCATCGATAGCGATGTGGTCATGGTCAAACGCCATTGCACCGACTGCCTTATTCTTTGACTGTGACTCGTGAATCGGTATTTTGAGCAGTCGGTCCCACATCTCCATGTCTGCACCCCACTGTGCATACAGGAAACAGTACGGCATCGCGTATCGCTCGATAGTGTTGGTCTCGAACCCATCGCGAGTGGACCCCTGTGTTATCTTGTAGGTAAACTTCTCATCGCCACCATGAACGGACTTGAGAAACTCAATCAAGTCTTCTGGAGGCTTCTGGAGCTCATCCAGAAACGCAAAATCACTCCGGTCCCACTGCTCGTCGTATATCATCGACTTGCCGGACCCACTTGTCGTCTCGTACAGGTCCATGTGCACAAGCAACTTGTAAAGCTGGTCATGCAGATGTGTCTTGCCCGAGCCGGGAGTTCCAATGGTCACAAACGAGTTGTAGTGGTCGGGCTCAGCAGCATAGGCGGTCGCGACAGATGCTGCTGCAAGCAAGAACTGCTGCTCGTTCCTGATAGTTCCAGAACGGACAAAGTCGACGAGGTCGATTGCGACATTAGCTGACACCTCACCGGTCTGTGCGGTTCCGAACGGTGCAGTCCGGCCGGGCGGTACGGCATCCTTGTCGGGGGTTGTTGTGCTCATCTACCTACCGATAGCAGTTACAGATAGAAATAACTTGTGTGAATGTGTACTATAGTCCGGGATGTCGACCTGGGTCAGCAGGGTGTGGCCGACGTGCCTCACCAATAAGCTCGGATAGCTCAAACAGCTGTTTTGTGTCACTATTACCGACATAAATCGGCATGTCATCACAGAACTGGGCAATGGTATGCTGACAGATACCACATGGGGCAATAGCCGAGCGGGTGTCATCCATATCCGCATGGTAAATAGCCAGTCGGACGAACTCGTCTGCACCGGCCTCGATAGCCTTGAACACAGCTAACTGCACTGCATGGCACGCACGGTCACCATCCACCGCAATATCGACGCCCGTGTAGATGCCGTACGTGGTCTCAAGGGCACACCCAACCGGTTGTGCTGCGCTGGGTGCAGACGCATTCTTCTGCGCTTGGTGCGCTCGCCCGATGAGTCCGATAACACTGGTCCCCTTCATCAGATATCCCGTCGTTTCATGACCGGCAGTGGGTACCAGCTGATTGGTCGTGTCCCAACAATGTCACTCACCAATCGGTTCCACGCCGATGGTCGGGTATCCAGGTCCGTACAGTGGATACCCCAGTTGTCTCGGCGAAGCTTGGGGCCGATGTTCGACCCGGTATCAGGGTCGTACAGGCGGTCGCCTCGTTCGAAATAATCGGTAAACTCCTCCTTGTACGCGATGCCATCAAAGTCAACCTCCAGTGGAAAGTGACGCTCGGCATAGTCAAGCAGCCGACTTCGAAAGACATCGTCGCCATCTATCTCATCCCACGATTCGGTGTCCTCCCACTGGTCCAGGTCCAGGTCCTCCTCCAGCCGAAGCTTACTCAGCAACACCGGAGCATCGTCGTGAATGTGGTCATATATCTCCTCACGAACCGCTAACCACTGGTTCCACGGCTTTGTCTTCTTGATGTCCATATCGACAGCCAGCGGGACCTGGTCACCATCATCTGTTACAAGATACTGCAGGTCACCATCATCGGTCTGTGTATACTCACCATAGATGCGCCAGTCAACGGCCGAGTCAATATCGAAGTAATCGTACAGCAGCTCTGAAAACGCGACTTCTGCCATCTTTCCTTCGACGCGAGCATTGACAAACCGACTGAATCCGTTGCTCCCACCTCGCTGGTCCAGTCGCTTCGTCGGGGTTGACCCGTCCCACCACAACTCCATCCCGTGTCTGATGGCGATAGGCAATGACTCGCGACCGACGGTCACCGTCGGCTCGAACAGCATCCCGGCATGAAATGGCCGACTGGGATACTGACTCATGTGCCCACATCTCTGTCACTGACCGATTCAACACGGTGCATTGGGCGCGGGCAGATATCAAGCGCCATCGTCTCCGGCTGTGTGGATGCATCGGGCGCATCCAAATCCAGGTCTGCAGCAACAATATCTACATCTCGTCCACTGCGAATGTATGCATCAACGATGTCCCGCAGATAGTCCATCATCGAAACTGAGAGCCCAGATATTTCGTCAGTGTAGACGATAACAAAATCGATCATCGAATAGTCCTCGTGTGCCACCGCAGCGATAGGGTCAACAAGATGCTGTCCTGCATCAACCTCTGACAGGATTCGACTCACCCGCGACTCGACTGCCTCATCACCGCGCGCACTGGTCCCAAACGTTACGATTGTCGTCTCGTATCCATCAACTCGTACCTGCTGTGCGACTCGAATCGATGTTCCGCCTGTCTCGGTCTGGGCTGCAACGACTTCGACCGGGAGCGTTGTGTGCTCATATCTGGCCCCATGCTCAGTCTCGACCGCCGTCCACGATTCGCCTGACGACACCTTCATCAGTATATAATGTGATATGTTTCCACTACAGATAAGTGACTCGGCACGCATACAGCAAGTGTGAGTAGTGAGCCGACTCCGTTAGCCCACCTGCTATCGTATCGATGTCCGTCGGATGGGTGTCAGAAGATTTTCCCCGACCAGCAGCGCGCCATTCTCCACGCCCGGACCGCACAGGGTGCTGGACACAGCGATGCACGGATGGACAGCTGGCTGCTGACACAGCTCCGTCGGTTTGCAGACTGCCTGGAATCGGTACCCACCCAGCGCACGATTGATGCAATATCTATGCTCCCCTCAAAGAATACCTACACAACCTCATTCGGGAGCTGGAACAATGCACTCATCGAGGCGGGAATGATTCCACAGCGCTCGATTGCCACGCCAGCGGTACTGGTCGATGAGCTACAGCGTGTCGCCGAGACGACCGACCGACAGCACGTCCGACGACTCGATATCGAGCGACATGGCAGCTTCAACCCGAGCACCTATCTCAACCACTTCAATAGCTGGAAGCATGCACTTGAGACAGCCGGGCTCGAGTACAACAACGTCGACACAGTCTCCAGAGCAGAACTGCTCACGGCACTTGACGAGGTAGGAGAACACGTTGGGCACGTCCCTGGTCCCACCGATGTTGCCCGACACGGTCGATTCTCACGCAAGCCGTACCGCGCTCGCTGGGACAACGGAGTCTGGGGCGCAGGCGTGGATAACGGCTGGGAGTTCCTGACAGACAGAGTCCGTCGGCCCAACACGTACGGGCGTGATTCGTATCTGGAGCGGATGAACAACGACTGGGACCGCCTTCGGGTCACCGTGGTGAGTCGGGATGAATACTGCTGTCGGGTCTGTGAGACAGATGCGGAAGACGATGGTGCCCGCCTTGAGGTACACCACATCGACCCCATCTGGCGTGCCGAGGGTATCCTGTCGTACGGTGACGCAGATAGGTTAATCACGCTATGTTCGACATGTCACCGGTGTCTCGAAGGAATGTGGCCTGATGCCGATGTCAACGAGTTCGAGGCACTGGCCAGGGAGCACTACCTGCTCTGAGCCTCAGAGATCACGTCCCTTCAGGTGGCCACGTCGGCTCTCCTCTTTCTGTTTTTCTGTCCGAGCATCGTAATGCGTCTCCAGCGTGCGGAGTGATACCGACATCCGGTCGCTCACGATATCCTTGTCCACATCCTTCCGGAGATGATTGGTGATGGCAGACCGACGGAGTGGGTGTGCGCTCACCGACCCCGGACACTTGGTCTCACCACCCGAACTGGTCGCCTCACACTCCTTCTCATCGCGGTCCCACGGACACTCGACACCATACTTACAGGGCCGTGTCGCGCGGTACACAAGCTTGCTGACCGACTTGTAGTGCATCCGTCCGTGCGAGGTGGCGATAAGTGGCGCACGTTCGTACTCGTCGGTGACAGCTGGGCGTTGCTCTGTCACCCAGGCATCCAGTGCGTGGGCCAGTTGGTCGTTGGTCACTCCAATGACCCGCGACGCATCTGACCCGCCCTTGATACTGGTACCAGAATGGGGTCGGTGCTCGACAGTCAACGTCCGTTCATCCGGATTCCAGTCATCAACATCAAGGGCCATCAGGCCCGACCGGCGGAGGCCAGTGTGGTATAATATGTGTACCACGATATGCGTTCGAGAGGCGAACTTGTAGTTGGCCAGATACTCGATAATACGAACCATCTCATCGTGTGGTATCATTGTATCCCGAGCCTCGTCAGATTTTTTCAGCTCCGGAACAATGACCGACTCACCAATGCCAACCGTTGGCTCGACATGGCCGGTTGTCTCCAGCCACTGGTAGTACTTCCGGAGCGTGTAGAGCGCATTCTTCACCGTGGTAAGCGCCCAGTCCTTCTCTGCTACGAGATAGCTCTTGTACGTTTCTGCATGGTGTCGCTGCAAGGCATCGACCGTCTCGATGCCCTCTGATTCGGCCCAGGACTGGAACGTGCCCAGTCGATACCGATGTTCATCGACCGTCTTCGGATTCAGGTCATGTTGTGCGGTACAGTATCCACGTATCGTGTCTTCTATTGTCTGTGACATATGCGACATCGTGATGCACTGATGTCGGGGGTGCCATCGGAGCCGGTCTGGTCATTGCTGACCTCCCAACCTCGGTCTGGACTCGTCACTGTCGAGTCAAGCGGTACCACCGTTGGGCTCCGGACCAACCAGGGGCGGAGTCGGGCAGACCAGGGCGGTCTCAGCGGTGACACCAGCCACTGGGCATGCACACACTTCGAGAGGCCCCGTCCTGCCGAGCGTGGCGAGGCAGGGCTCGGCGGGCTCGCGTCAACCGCGAGTCCGCAGGCCGGGTTCAAATCCCGGCGAGTCCAAGCCGAGATAGGGAGGTCAGCAATGACCAGACGGCGTCGGCGTGACCACGCATAACCGGGATAGCCAGCGTGCGAGGGGACCCATGTCCACTCGAACGCCACACCCCCGGTACTCCAATGCATCACGATACATCCGACGTCGATACCCAATCTCTTATATTTACCCCGGAGAGCGGAAGTTCTGCCCGGTTAGCCCAGACAGCGTACCATGCAACAGGGGAGTGGTCGTGCAACAGGGGAGTACTACGGGCCGACCGACCCCGTACACGCACACGTGCGACAGTGTTCAGGCCGACTGGAGTGCCGTAACACTACTCGAAACTTCTTTATATATAAGTTTCGTATACGTGCGACAGTGTTCAGGTCGACTGAAGTGCCTCGAACGGTTCGAGCGCGGTAATCGAATCCAGAACTACCTCGGTCCGGCCAAACGGCATCGCATACGCGTCGGTCGTGTATCCAACATCATCGACCACCAGCAGGCTGAACGAGGCACTCGTGGTCTGAACCGTATAGCAGGTCAGCAACCGCATATCTCGCGACCGATTGAGTATCCCGAACTCCTGGGCGAGATGTACCCCCTCACCAATTGAGAGTATGTAGTCGGCAATCCCGGACGGCATCCGCGACGTCCACTCGATATCGGACAATAGGTCCGACACAGCAAAGCCTGCATTCATTGTAATACTGACATCTTGACCACTCGGTCAGTGTAACAGTCGTGCGACAGAGATAATTTCGCATCCATACAATGTACCGTATGTGTATACGGTATTTAGCTATATCGGCTGGCAGCAATATATACTGGTGCAGTAACACGTCCATCGCAGACTACGGGTCGTTCAGCGACGACCAGCGTCCGCTGATTGGGTGAAACAGTGCACTGCTCGATAGTACCCCATCAAGTTCGACCGACCGGTGTGTGCAGCTACACACCAGCACGTACCCCACACCAGGCCTGAATCCGGCATGAACCGATGCATCACAGTCAGTACAGACCACGGCCTCGTCGTCCGGTCGCATCCACTTAGCTATCGACTGTGTCCACGAAGTCAGCCAGCGCAACCGCATCAGGGATACTCGATAACGTCAGCTCACCGGACTCGGTCTTGCGGACCAGGCGCATCTCGCGAAGTGGCTTCATGATGCGAGAAATCATCGCCTGTGAGGCCCCGACCGCCTCGGCTATCTCTACCTGCTGGAATGAGGCAGTATTGTGCCGTGCAAGAAATGTTACAGCGCGGACCTGGGTGTTGTCGCCGAAGAACATCTCCAGGCCGTGCGAACGCGATTCATCATCGATGGCTATCTCAGCACTGGTCGAACTCATCTATTACAAATATGCATCTGAACACTTTAATACTGTCGGGAACGGCTACTATCTGCACCAGCCAACGAGGCGCTCACTCGATGTTGACATAGGCCTGATTGAACTGGATGGCCTGTTCACCGGTCAACGCACTGAACACATCCAGGTCACTGCCATCGACGACCTCGATTGCCTCTAACTCAAGCTCCTGCACCACATCGGTACTGACCTCTCGGTTGACCGCCGTCGCGAATATCCGACCAATCTCCTCACCAAGCCTGATGCGGTGGTCTTCGTGGGCGAGCTCTCTGGTGACACGACTCACCAACAGCGTAATCGCGATGCCGGTGACGCTGTCATGGAGGAAGCTCGGTCGGTACGATTCATCTTGTGTGGCATTGTGACGCTCCATTTCGACACGAGCAGCGAACGCATCACTGCCTGTCGCTGACAGCTCTGTCGCCAGGTCATAAAGCAGGTCAGTTGTCAACTCCGACTGGTCGAAGGTGATAATCTGGTTGTGTACATCAAATTCCTCGCCGACCATCGTCGGGTTGGCGTATGGGTCTCGTGAGTTCATACACGCTATGTAGGTGCATGGGGTACTTGTAACCCGGTGGGTGCACCACTATGAACCGCCGTATACGGCCGTCTCAAGGCGATAGAAGATCAGTTGCAACCGTACCACATCGCGCGGTCGTACTGTCAGTCAAGTTGCTCGTCGACAAAGGCCCGCTCGGGGTCGACTGGGTTCCCGTCAGGGTCGACCAGCTGTTCGCCGATAGTCCAGCCTCGGTCCACAAGGATGAACGCCGACATAGCGTGTTCACGGGTATCTACAACCGTCTCTCCGGACGGCACAACGCCCTCATGTACCAACACGATGCGGGCCAGCTCCATATCAGACTTGGGCTGCAGGCGTTCGTACATCTCCATTCGGTCCATCGTGGTCGATATATCGGGACCAGCAGGCTTCAGTGTACCCCTCATCGTGACCGACCTCGAACAAGTACCCAGATGAGAACCCACAGTACCTCGCGCCCGAGCCAGTAGCGGTCAATGTACACAATTAGCCCGGCGCCAAGCACACCCAGCACAAGGCCGGTGTACGGTCCAATGATATCGGTCAGGACAAACAGCACTACGGCCAGGACGAACAGGACAAACTGCCCATACAACATACACGCCATGCCGACAGCGTCGCTGGCACTGGGCACATCATCCATCAGGCCCCCCCAGGGCAGTGGTTGGCCTGAGTCGTACACCGCAGTGTTGACAGAACCAGGCTGACATCGCAACCGAGCGGTCACAGTCCGGACAACAGACCCGGTATGAACCAACCCCATCAGCCATCGTCCTCGGTGTATACCATATGTCGACCCTGGGAGTCGAACCCAGCAGCACGTCTCGGTAACAGCATGGAATCATGGGAAACGATTCAAGACATGCGACACCTCGTAGCCGACGGAACCGCAGACAGCGACAGACAGCAACAGACAGCTATTGATTCAGTTGTCTGAGACAGAAACCCCCTGTGCGTCGCGAGCAGACTGAATCTCGTCATCGCTTGGGTAGGCCTCATCGAGCCAGCCGGTTGCTCGCTGAAGCGTTGGGTCGGGCTCAAACTCTTCGGTCGGCTGAATAGCCTCAAGCCCGTTGTCGGTCTTGGCCATCACTGTCGACCAGTATGCATCACCGTCGTATTCGTGGTCGACATCCTTGAGGCGCTGCAAGAGGAACACGACCTTCTTACCCTCGACATCCGGTCGGAGTTGTGTGTCACGCGCGTAGCGTGGAGGCGTGTAGCCATTGGTGTCATCAAAGTACTCGACAAGCCGACCGTTCGGCGTCGGGAACCCAGAGTTCTCGTTAATGACAGGCTCACCACTCTCGGTGCGCTCGACATCAGCTGCACCTCTGCCCTTCACATCAAGACACTGAACAGCCGACCGACCAGCGTTGCCAGTCATCTTGATGACAAGCTCATCAACGCCATCGAAGTCGTCGACCTTCTCTCCGTAGAACAGGTTACCGTCAAAGTCGACACCCGCATTCTCGACCTCGTCGGTAGCCTCATCGTCCAGATTGACGACCTTGAAGTCATCACCGGTCTCCTTGGTTGAGCTGAAGATAGTCGACCCATCCAGCTTCTTATCTTCGTCGCCCGTCATGATGAACGGGTCCGTCACGATGAGACCGGCAAATCCGCGGTCCTCATCGTCGGCTGGGTCGCCAGGGAAGCGACGAAGTACGGTGGCGGTGCCACCAATAGCGACTGTCGGGTGTACCTTCAGGTACTCACAGTTCGATACGTCATACCGCTCGTGGTCATCAGGGTCAACAGACTGCCCGGAGTTGCTCTCCTCAGCAGCTTTCTTGCCGATGTCGGTTACAGACATTGCAATCAATAGTATGCGTGTGATATACTTAACTGTTAGGTAAGACAGTCATATCGGTCCACGCCACCGTCAGCCTACCACCAGGTTACCACTCGTCGCCAGACGGCATGGTGTACTGTGCACGCTTGAGTATCTGCCAGACCACGATAAGCCCATCTCGAAGCTCACTGGGCAGGCCAAGTCGGCACGCATCAACAAGCAACGTCAGCTCAGACAGCGCATCGCTCAGATGATTGTATGTGACCCCAGCGTCCGGTGAGAGCACGCTGGCGACGTGAAACCCGTTATCTGGAAACGAGTCCGCCTTCACTGACTCGATAGCTTCCCGCACCTCGTACAGGGCCATATCGAGTCGTCGACTGGACGACTCCGTGTAGCCAGCAACAAGGAATCCTGCTGCCTCAGCGGTTGCCGTTATCGCCCCAACAACCGGCGATATCGTTTCATCATGGTCATATTCTTCTATCGGAGCAGTCTCCATCATACACACACGTATGCGTACAGCGCAAAAAAGTCTACCGGCAAACAGCCCTATCTGCCCGGAACATATTCGATAGCCCGCTGGACCGCAGCCTCGGCCATATGTAACAGACTGACCGCCTCGAAGGTTGTCTCCGATGCACGGGCCAGAATGTGTGCCTCGTGGATGTGAGTAATGGCTGTATCGAGATGTTCTCTGACTGGGCCCCACCCGCGTTCGTGGTCGTCGACCGACGGCACCTCGTCATGGGGGAGCAGTGCTCGCTCACGCGCGTGCGTATCGATGATAGCCTGAATCTGGCCCGAGATATCATCGAGAAAGGCCTGGAACAGTGTAAATGGCGCCTGCGTCATAACACCAGGGTGCGCACTGGTCACCGCATCAACGGTGTCACCAATCAGTGGCGTAATATCTTCGACCAGCTCGCGGTTCAGTATCGGTGTGGTGTCATGTATCGGGGATGGCATAGCACACCGTATGCGTATAACTGACCTAAGCGTTGGGGTGGCTACTACTATCAGATGCGCTCGACAATAGCCGACTCATCATTCGATGGGTCGATACAGCCATACCGCGCAGCATGTCGTCCAGCCCGCTGACAGGCAATGTTGGGTCGGCTGTCGGTCACCTCAGACTTCCATCCGCAAGAGCACACAGCACGCCATAGCGTGGGCCCTGTCGATTCCTGTCTGTCACTCACTGTGGCAGGCCCTCCATGTGGCCTGCATCATCGAGCACACGCAGTAGGGCTAACTTTGCAAGCTCCCGGTCCATGTAGTTGTGCTTGGGTGTAAGCACCGCCCAGGTGTCTGCATCGGTCCCATCGCGGTCAAACGCGGTTGTGTCGAACAACCCATGGCACCGACTGCTGGGGAACGCAGTCCCATCGTCAGGGAAGAACGCATCCAGTGTGTCGAGAATGTCAAATCGGACATCAGACAGCGTCGTGGGCTCCAGTATTTCATCCCACTCAACGGCATCACGGGGGAACCGTTCGGGTGGATACTCCGATTCAAGCCGTCGTTCCAGTGCAATACTGGCAACGTCTACTGGCTCTTTCTTCCGGATTCCCTCTGCATACATATGTAGCCCGGTGATGCCCCACCCCCGGACAACAAGTGGTGCATCAGACTCCGTGCGCCTCGAACGCCTGGGCTGTGCATCGCCAGCACCGGGCAGATGGACAGCACCGGACTGTGCAGTCTCACGGCTAACCAGCGCCAGTCGGTCATATTGTTTCGGGCTAAACGAGGTGTGACTATCAAGTGTACCACAGAACTGCCCCATCGCAGTCTCTTCAACATACCCACTCTCACCACGGAACAGCGTGTGGTACGTTGCTAACTGGTCACTCTCATCCACAAAGACACAGTCCGATTCAGTCAGCTCACTCAGCTGGGCTGTCTCGGTGGTCACGCTGGTCGGGCACCCATCATCAGTCGGCTCATACAGCCACCCGCTGTGTTCATTGTAGACCTGTGCAACGTCATAGACTGTCACCGTCGGGTCTGGAAGACTGTCCAGTGCTTCGTCTGTGCTCTCGTATATCCGGTCGGCCGATGCGAGGTATTCATAGACATAGCCGGGGACAACTGCATAGCCAATGCCAAACTGGACCTGGTCACCACCAGCGGATGCGGAGTGCTCGCTCTGGTCGTAAATGACCAGCCTATCGATGGTATGCAGGTCTATCAACTGACCCCCATTCTCACCGTCGAACAGCTCGTAGACCGATGCAGACTCCCGCGTGAGAAAGTACTTGGATTGGCCGGCCCCAGTCCGAATCTTGATGTTTCGCTTTGCGGGGTCAAGCCCATCAGCATCATCGGCGAAGACAGATGTCGATGTGCGACCACCGGACGCGCCCGTGCCAGACGTCCGGTTCCGTCGGTCGAGACTGGCAACCGGGTGGTCTGCACCAATAGCATCGTAGGTGTCCACAATGTCATAGAGCGAAAGCTCCTTCAACAGTGACCAGCCAAATGCCTCTGCATAGGTATCGTACGACTCGACATGAACAACTACGTTGTCCGGATGCAGGGCCCAGGCAAGCCGAACCTTGTCTGCAGACCCGAGCGACTTGGCCATGTACACTGTCCCCTCGCTACCAACATCCTGTAACACCTGCTGGATATCGACACTGGTGCGGTTGCGTTTCAGCGAGATAGATTGTGCCGAGTTATATCGCGGTGCCAGTCCAACGGTTTCACTGACAAACTTGAGCTGGGTCGCGGTTGTCGAATCAAGGGTGACACCAAGCGCAGATGCAATCCCCGACAGTATCTTTTCTGGACTGGCATGCTTGAATCGGGGTCCAAAGTCGTCGGCTGCCTTCCGGAAGAGCGTCAGCTCGGCATCGGAAAACGACTGCAGGGCAACGACACCATCGGCCGATAACTGCTCGAACAGTGTGACTGCCTGCTGGCGATACTGCTCACGCAGCTGGTCGGCGACCGCTGCATAGAACTCCACATAGCCGTTTTCCAGTCGGTCCTTGTCATCAACCGGTGGTGGCATCACGACATCGTCGCCGAGGCGGTCTTTCCGAACGTACATCTCCTGCTGGGCCGGCTCAAGACTCTGGTAGGCCGGACGTTCAAGTGGTATCTCTCCGGTGTGGTCGACATCATCACAGGTGCACTGGTAGACAGGCCCGTTCTCCATCTTCAGCCGTAGGTCAAATGCCCACGGTGCCTCGCGAGTATGATGGTTGTAGCGAGTGTCCTTGGACTCAATAGGCTGACTTACCAGATACATCGATGTGTCGCGAGATCGCGGTGGCGCAGACACAGCCTCGACGTATGCATCCTCGTACGCGATGGTCGGCTGTGAATCAGCTATCTGGTCGGCCAGTGACTGATGGCCCCATTCTTCACACTGGTCAGGCATGAGCTGGCCGTTTGCGTCATACTCGATGTAGACAATATCAACGTAGTAGCCCCGCTGGAGCCGGTCAATCTCATCAAAGATATCCAGGTCGTGAACCTCCTGTGTCACCGCCGGAAACCGAAAAGTCGTCCCATGGCCAGTGCGAAGCCCATCAAGGTCGTTCATCCCGGTGATGCGCATCCGTTCTCCGTAGTTGGCTCCGTCCTGCAGTGACTGGGTGTGCCATTCAAACTCACCCTGCTTGCCAACCGGCATGAAGCCAGACATCAACCCCTGCCCAAACTGGCCCAGGTCGGCGCCGTTACTGTGTGAGCCAGAGAGCCCAACCTCCTCGACCAGCTGGAACTCATCAACCGAGATACCGATGCCGTTGTCCGAGGTGACCACATCGGCCCGCCCGGCCTCCTTGTGTGAGTAGGCAATCTCGATAACTGCGTTGTAGCCACAGTGGGTATCTGCCATCTCAAGCACAGCCAGTGGTTCAAGCTCGGCTACCTCGTCGGCGTCGAACCCAGCCTCGGTCCGCAGTAAGTAGCGCCCAGCACGAATGCACGCGGTCTGGTGGTTGGAAATGTACTCCCGGAGCCACGCAATGACCGAGTCATACCGGAAGGCGAATCGCTCGCCTGTCCGCCGGGGGTCGTACCCGAACGACCGGTGGGCATCGTCACCGTAGGCCTGCTTGATTGGGTGGTCGCCATCTGCAACGTTCACCCGTGATTCGACAACATCGGTCGGTGTGCGGTACGTCTCTGGGTCGAACGTATCATCAGCATCGTCGTCAATCTCTGGTTGCGACATTGTACAGGTAGCTGTATGCGGACCACATACTTAATTCTAATGCAAGAAATGTATATGGCATACCTGATTGTTGGTAGTTAGTATATCACTATATTGATATAGTATATACCAGCGTTCAGACAGATATGGCTGGAGTGGCACCGCTCTCACTGCTGTGGTGGCCCGTCAAAAAATCGAGTGGGAGATTACCGGTACAGCTCGTCCAGCGTCCGGTAGACGTGGTCAGGCACCTTTGCACTCGACTTGGTCGAGTTGATAGCCGTCCAGCGCTCAGCGCGCTGGGACGCACTGGGTGCATCGAAAAACACATCTCGGGGGTCAGCACGGAATGTGTCCTCCCGGTGTGAGAGCTCGTGCAGCGCAGCGTGGTCATACTGCGTAAAGTGCATCTCGTCGATGACCCACGATGCCACACTGTAGGTGGCAGCGATAGTGTGCTTGCCAAGCCCGTGCTTGTGGACCAGTCCCGAGACCGGGTCCTTGAATGCCTGCACCGATGTCTCGTGGGCATTGGTAGCCAGCCCAGCAAACTGACTGGCTGCCCCGGTCGCGTTCTTGATTGAGCCAATCGCACGGGCCTGGAACCCATCAACACCGATAAACTCCGAGGGGTACGATAGTATCAGTAGCGTGACGAGGAACTCCTGCTCGCGAGCAGACAGGGTGTACTCCGTGCCCAGTATGTCGAACACCGCCTCCGTGCTGGTAGGGATGGACAGGGTGACCAGCTGGTGGTCGTCGTCGAGCAGGGTGCCGGTCGGCGTATAACTCTCCATCTCATCGACGAGATAGTTGGATGCATCATCGGTGACCCGAACGTTGCCGATGCGGGCCTCCAGCCGGTCGGCATCGAACGTCGCTGGCAGTGCATCGATAATCGGCGCGATGCGCTCCGGACGGATGCGGTCGGCCACCACCTCGGTATAGATGTCGAACAATCGGTTGGCCAGTGTGGTCGGCAGCTCGACCGTGTCGGTGCCGACATTGTCGTTCGCCAGCAGGTCAAACACATCTTCGAACACCGGCCCGCGCTCAGACGGGAGCAGGTCAACTCGCTCGCTCCCCACGGTCAGCTGGACCGTCTCAGCAGTCAGGTCCAGGTCCAGCCTGACAGCAGCGCTGGCAGGGTCAAGCAACGAATCATCGCCTGACCCATCAGGGAACGCCTCCCCATGGAAGGTGAGCAAGAAGTCGTTAGCCTCAAGCAGCCCAGCATCAGCCTCGAACAGGGCGCTGTTCTTGGTGGTCGCTGGCTCGATAGCCGTGGTCCCGTCACTGTACTCGACAAAGTACGAGCGACTTCGGTTCTCCAGTATCTCTGCATCGACCAGCTCGGACAGTGTCCGGTCTGATTCAAGTCGGTCCAGGTTTGACATCAACCTATCATATGCACTCAACTAACTTAGTTCTAATGCAAGATGCCCATCTACCTGTCAGTGACACACCAGTGCATACAGGGTACCAACACGTATGCAGGATAGCCTCGTAGTAGCTTGCGTTAGAGTTACATTCGTGGGTCACCTACAATGCAGTATGTCGCACGACCCAGACGCGTTCGACCCCGAGCAGTTCGCCCAGGTGCTCGATGGAACACTCATCCCTGGTGCTGCACAGGGGGCCGTCGAGACCGGCCCCGATACCCATGATTCAGACCGCCACATGGTCTGTGACCGCTGCTCGGCTGGCATTCCGTTTCGGGCCACCCAGCGGGTGGGGATGTACTGGTCAGATACCATCATCAACACCGGCATCAGCACCGCCAATGTGTCGAACACGCGCTCGGGGCTGGTTCCGCTTGCCACGCACTGTGCATCCTGTGCCACCAATCGGCTGCTGTTCCCGTGTGCATACGCAAGCGAATATCGTATTCGGGCAACACTGGGCGATAGTGGCATCCTCCACGATGTCGAGGTCACCGATAGTGCACCAGTCGATGACGGTATCCCCTGGCCCCCCGAAGCGCTGGTCGGAGAAATGATGCCGTCTGGGGCCTCAGCCAGCGAGTTCTTCCAGACCCTGCGGGTAGATGGTGAGCCAGATATCTACGGTCCAGAGGATATCATCGTCGTGCTGCTCGAGACCGCCAACGTCGACCCGCGAGAGCTGTATGACTGGGACGGTACCGTTGATGAACTGTATCTTGGGAAGGCCAAAGGTCGGTTCCGAGCGTTCATCAGTCAGTATGCACAGACCGGTCGCGACCGAGCAGGCTTCCGGCGCTCGACCGATTCGTAAGCCTGTAGGCTGTCAGATAGTCGCACAGTTCGGTAGCCTTTTTATCTCCCACCCACGAACCTGTAGTGTCGGTACCACCTCCGGGAACTGAACATTGACGGGGGTTGATTACTGGCAACTGCTGGTCAGTGGGCATCACCACTGACTTTCCATTCATCGTGACCGGCTGGTATCTCACCTGGATTGGGTGGTACCCACCAGCCCAGGTCGACCACCACCGGACTGTATCAGCAGAGAATGAAACAGACTGGAATAGACAGACAAATTCACCTCCAACTATTCCCTGTTGTGTACGACTGTACTACGTGGTAGATACTACACATACTTAACTCATACGGGAATTAGTAGTGGTAGCTGACACGGAGCCATAGTTGTCGACCGTCACCGAGTCGTGTGGGCGCGTGATAGTGTCGCCTTGCACTATGATTAAGTATGTGGCTTGCATACAGTGTAGTGTGAGCTTTCAGATATCACTGGCTGACCGCGAACCTGGTCGGCCTGCAATTGTTGTTCCGCCACAGGAACGGACCTACACCACCGACCAGCTGGTCGACATCGCCCGACAGCTCGATAGAGACTGGCAGTCACGGTCCGGACCATTCGCAGATACTGTCGCACCCGAAGCGCCACACGTTCCCTACCAGGCCGACCCTGAGGTCAGAGCTCGGTTCATCCTGTTCGGTACCGCACTGGACTACCAACGTCCGGCCGACGTCCACTGGGCAACTATGCGGTCGATGCTTCGGTCGCACACGACCTTGTTCCGGCCGGGCCATACCGCGCAGTTGTCTCATTCAGCTGTGCACACCGCGTGTGCCAGTGCTGGGATGCGGTATCCTGGTGTCGATGCCAGTGCCTGGCAGAACATTGCCCAGCTCATCGATACCCAGTATGGTGGGAAGGTTTACAATCTTATCCAGGCAGCCCAGTTCAGTGCGCCAGCGCTGCTTCAGCTCCTCCGCGATGAGTCAGTCCCGTACCTGCAGGGTGATATGCTCGGACCGATGTTCGTCCGGTATATCGACTCGTATGTGACCACGCTCTGGGGTATCGCTGGGGTTCCACTTCCGCTTGATGCCCAGACCAGGGCACTGTCTCGCCGTCTGGCCTCGACCGTCGATACTGATGCAGCCATCCGGTCACACTGGTTCGACATCGCGTCACAGGCAACTGTTCCGGTGGTCGAGCTGGGGGAGCCACTTCGCCGGGTCGCCCAGGACTGGGACCGCTGGGGGGCCGGGTATATTGCCAGTCTATCAGGTGATGACAGATGAGCAAGTCAATTCCCGACTACGGTGTCAGCAATACACCCCCCGACCCAGGGAGAATGTACCTTGCTGGCCCCAGGTGTGAGGGGCAGTATCCGTATGCATGGCACCGCTGGGTTGCAGACACGACCAGCCTTTCGACCATCAACCCATTTATCGAGACTGATGCATCGTCGGTCGATGCTGACACGGTCGTCGAACACGATTACCTGCTGGTCAGGAGTGCCGATGTAGTGTTACTCCGCCGTATCGATTCCTACAATCTGTGTGGTGCCAGCTGTGAGGCAGAGCATGCCCGTGCGAACGGTATCCCCGTTATCGTGTGGAACGATGCCGAGACGGCGGTCCCACTGTTCCTCTCGGGGGTTGCCACCGCTGTTGTCGACTCCCGACGTGGCGCCGTTGAGCTGGCCGAATATATCCATCAGCTGGATGTCCCCCTGCAACAGCATCTGGTTACCCTCACCGAGACAGCCTGGGAATCACTGGGCACACAGTCTTCGGTCACCGGACAGGTCATCACCGACACCGTTGATTCGGTAGTTGCTTCACTGGACGGACTGGGCGACCATGCCACCGCATCACTCGCAAACCTGCTGTGTGCAACCGTTCGTGATAGCACACGCACACACATCGAACGTGGTACCGGCCAGCAGAAATAAGTACGTCACATACATATACACAGTTATGTCGCAACAGACACAGTCGACTGCGGGAACCGATGCTGGATTGACCGATACGGTCACCGTTGGTGATTCGCTGTTACTTGATTATGATAGCATCCATGCGGAAGCTGACCGGATTATTCATCGTGGGACCGTCATTGATGGGGCACCCCCAGAGTTAGTCGCCATCGAGCACGATGATGGTCGCATCGTCCACCTCGACCAGCGGGGACTGGTCTTCACCAGTACGGCGACCAAGCGAATCCTCGGGACCGATACCAGGGCGTTCACGCTTGACTCGGTTTCGGTGGCGGATGTGGTCAGTGGTGATGGTCGTGAGTAGTGTTGTACACACGGTGGTTCCTGAGTGGATTACACCGGAGGATATTTTCGAGTATCACTGTGGGGGGGTGTTGGTCACCCTGTTTCCTGGCTTTCGATTCAGCGTTATCGATGACGAATACGATGTTCCGCGGGCGCACACATTCAAAATTTACCGGGTGAGCGATGCTGGTATCACATATCTCCAGTACACCGAAGGCGATATGCGACGACGGCGCAGTGATGACCCGACGCGGTTTGGAACTCAGCCACTTGCGCATCCGATGTATCCGGTTCAGGTCTGAGTCAGCACTGACGCCGTTCGATACAGGTGGCCTGGATTACAATCAGGCGCGTTTCTCACAGACCATTGTATACAATGGAATCGGTGGGGTGCGAACCAGCCATCGGTGGGGTGCCAGACGGATGCGCAGTAGGCGCCAGATTGGTGTGTGTAACGTTTCGTCGAGAATTTTCGCCCTCACCCACTCACATCAGACATCGAACCCATGGTAGCCGACTGTGCGTCGTTGACGAGTCCAATCCGCTGGCGGATTCACTTGCAGAGACGACGTCGGATGCAGATGCTGGTGAGGGTCATCTCGAGGCTGATGCAGGTGGGATGATCGATGCGCGCTCGGTCAAGCCATACGATGTGCCGGTATCGGGTGGGCCTGAGAGCTCAGGACCCCCATCGGACCGTGTCTGTGCACAGGAGTTACTTCCAGGCCGGCATCGGCTGGCCCATCTTGACCTGGACCTGTTGTGCTCGGCTGTGTTGCACGGCACGCTTGAGGCGGTTGACCTGACGGCTATCGATACAGACGAGGCGACGGCGACGTTGTCGGCGCCCAACGCGCCTGGGGGTGAGACACTGACTGATACTGTGACTGGGCCTGATGGGTCGACAACGTCGGTCACGTACGAGCGCATCCCTGGGCAGTGGCGACAGTATTCGAACTCGTGGCTCCGCGAGGAGGTGGCTCGCTTGCTCAGGGCAGCCCACCATGTGGCGGTTCCGGACGACCTGCGGGCAGTATTCGTTCTGGAGAGTCGCCAGATTCTGGCGCTACTCACGGCACGGGCTCGGCATGCACTGGACTACGAGCCGACCGGCGATGCGACTGAGCCGTTACGGGGTGGGTCCGGTACGGGCTCAGACCTGACTCCCGAGCAGGCAGCCCGGTTCGGCCCGACGGCATTCGGGGTTGACCGGTGACCGCCTGACTGGCACCCAACCCAGAACGGGTCGGCGCGCAGAACGGGTCGGGCCCCAGAACGGGTCGGGCTCCAGAACGGGTCGGGCCCCAGAATGGGTCGGGCCCCAGAATGGGTTGGGCCCCAGAATGGGTCGGACCCCAGAACGGGTCGGACC